GGCATGTTTACCAGGTCTGAGCTAAGAGTAAATCCAATAGTGTGATAAGGACTCTTTACCTCGACAGGTTTTCCCCAGATATCTGGCTCGGCCAGGTGTCGACTCTCTAGCTCTTTGAGTAGATCGTCTATCCATCCTGTAGGGTTAACCCTCTTGGTTGACTTTGCAAACTCAGCATGGTCAATCATTCCCAAGTCAAACAGGTGCCTCAAGATCTCAGGAGTCTCCTGATTAGGGGTCTCACTATTTTCATTTATCCATTGCTGAAATCCTTTAATCACCATAGGTCACTATTTTTCTTTATTTATCACAAGTGCAGAGTCAAATATGGGACTCCGTAGTCCCAATAGGATAAACATTCGATCCTCTGAATAGAGTAAACGGATCCTCTTGCCAGTAATGAGGTGGGTAACTCTACATAATATTGATTCCAAATCTCTCATAGTCAGTTAATCTTCTTCTACTTGACCGTAATTATTTCTTGGTGTTGTTTCAACATCGTGGACTCCATTATCAGGAGAGCCGTATAAGTCTTCTTGCATACCGGTTAATTTGATTAGATTGAAGTGATAGGTCGTACACGATTTTCATCGAGTGCCGCCTTAATTTTTGCTAATGTTTCTCCGCTTGGGTCAGTAATAGAAAGATTCCTAATACTGGAGATAACCTCCATTAATTCATGAGTTGTACCCCAGCCAGAGGAGACTTCATAGTCGATTGTATCGAATACCTCTTCAAATTTTTCTTTAACTGCCTGTCTTAGTGGAAAATCTCCACCCCAACCAATCTCTTTGCGCTTGACCGGCCCTATTGTGCACTGCCACCACTCTATTCTCTCTGGATCGATCATAATTTTTCTTTTTTGTAGTCAGGACAGGATTCGAACCTGTATAAGCTTTACTGCCTTTAGCGAGAGCTTCACCTTACGTTGTGTGCGTCTACCTTTCCGCAACCTGACTATTTTCCCAAGCCTAATGATGCTGGCTAATATCTAGTAATCGAGCTAATTCCATTTTTAGCTCGTCTCGGCCCATTTGAACTAGGTGACCTCGTATCATTGTCATTGCTCCAGCTCCATAGTAGACAGTTGTTGCATGACCATTGACTCCCTTGATACAAAAATACTTTTCGTTCTCATTATATGTCTCAAGACACATTGCCTTGGTAACAGTTAGGATCTCTTCTCTACTCATAAAACTATTATACTATTAAAAATTAGTATATTTCATATTGGCCAACTGACGGTTTTTCAACTAGATAATCTTCGATTAAACGTAAGGGATACCACCACTCTACACCATCACTGAAACGTACACATGCACATCTCTCATCAGTTCTTGTAATAATTCCAACCTCACCAATATATTTGTTCATGTCGTCGGCAAATCGTACCTCATTTGATTCAAATTTAAAGCCATATACCTGACGGTCAAATAATGTATTTTCCATTTTTATTTAATGTTTTCTAGTGAATAAGCATTTAAGATTGATTCTTTGTCTACATAGGGAAACCTACCATTATCTGATAAGTCAGCCCTTTCACTTGCTACATATAAAGCAGCTTCTACGTGAAGTTTAGTATATTCATTTATATCATCAATTGAAATATCTTTTATTTCACCATTACTAAAAACTCTACATTTTTTAATTTTAAAAAATTCTTCCGCTGTTGGTATTTTTTCCATTTTATTCTTTTTTAGATTCAACAATTTCAATTAACTTTTCTAGACAAGCAATTTCTGCTTCTTCGTAGGTATCAAAAGTTTTAGGTGTGGTTTTTGTGAATTCATACATATTACTTTCATTATTGCCTAATCTTTTAATTACAAAATAATAATTCCCTTCAATAGATTTATGTACAAAACCTTCAATTTCCTGTTTCTTTCTAAACCATCTAAATGCTTGTGAGTAGGTTGGTGCAGTATGTGTGTCTGGTAAAGTTATTTTTGAGTTCTTTAACTGTTGATGATTTAAGCTATTCCAATCCTTATCTGGATTCATATACCTACATAATTGACTGTTATAGTTGTAGAATGCAAAACAAGGTTCATCAAATCCAAGTACTTTTAGTCTTAAAGCTAAAGTATATGGTACAAATTCTTTTTCCATCATTTCAAATTTTTGATGTTTACTTCAATTCGACCTTTTCTTAAATCCCCTATAGAATCAAAAGCAGCATAGCTTAGATCTATTCTTCCAGGATGAGTCTTGCCCATTCTGTCTGTAACTACTACTGTACATGCCTTCCCATTTTGAATATTAGTTACCTCTAGCTTGGTTCCAAAAGGAACATAGTTATATGCAGCAGTTAGAGAATCCCTGTGCATTCTAACACCTGAAGCAGTCTTTGCTCCGTGACTATCATACCAAGTAGCTACGACCACACTTGGCAAATTTCCAGAGGTCACTACAAGCAAAGTCAATATGAGTATTAATTTTTTCATGTTATAATTTTATTGTGTTAACTATTACACTATCTCTAATTTCAAAAATAATATCAAGAAAAATTTGTTTTGCCTTATTGATTGGATAAACCAGTTCACGATCAATTACTGGACCAATTCCCTGGCCTCGACTGTCGGTTACTAGGTAGACCCTTTTAGTTGAGGCTACTCTTGGTCCAAAAAACAAATATTTAGGTCGAGTAGTTGCAACAATCTCCCTAATTGAGACTGTTGAGTAGGTAAATCCACAGTCTAACAAAATCATTTGATATTTTTTACCAGTTTCAGAATCTTCAACGGTAAACCATTCTCCGTGTTTTACAACTTCCATAATTTGTATTTTATTATAGCAAAAATTTTACAATCAAATAACCAAAAATAAAGGCACCTGCATAGAAACCTATAATTGCTATCCAAAATTCTTTGTCTTCTTTTTTCATAAAACTATAATACTAAAAGATTAATTTATTTTAAACTAGAAATAGACTTTATAGTATTTTGATTTTCCTTTAGCGGTTTCTTTGAAGCTTCCTCTAATGCATTTATGATTCTAAGTTTTATGCTTTCCGGATTAAAATAAATTTTCTCTTCTGTCATGGTGATTTCTCCTCTTGAAATTGAAGAAGAATATTCATATTCAAATAATATCTCTTCTCTATTAAAGAAATACAAATATTTAACTCTTCGAGTTTGACGAAGACTAATTGTAATTATATGATATAGTTCAGTGGTTATCTTTCCCCACCAAGAATAGTGGTCAACCCAGCACTTGTAAACTTGGCCATCCCGTTCAAAATCAAACCAAGTATTATTTTCAACAAGTTCTAACATACTATTTCTTTTTAAATTGTCTTTAACTAATTGTACTATTTAATTTTATAAATTAATTGGCAATAGTTTTTCAGGTAAATATTTTTCAGGACAGACAATGACATATGATGTTACAATATACCAATTAGGATGTGTAATTAATTCTCCCAAAGACACCTTTTTACTCCCTGTGTATTTTAAATAGAGATAAGGTTTATTAATTGAGTTATCGATTTTGATTCTAGCATCATTAAAATCAAATTCGATTAATCTGTATAGTCCATGTACTTTACCCATTACTTTAATTGTTGTTCTATTCTCTTCACTGTATGAAGCTGAACCCAAAATTAAAAAATAACTGGCACTAACACTCTTAGTTATTTCAGTAGTTTTTACTAACTGACGAAGGAGTATCCTATCAGTTTTATAATGATTAATTGGTGTATTACATGCTGACAATACTGCAAGTAATAATATTAAAATACTTCTTTCCATTATTTCTTTTTAAATTGTTTAAACCAAACATCTACATTAGCAGAATTTTCGGTTATTAAATATTCGGGTACACCCAGTTTATGGGACATATCATAATAAAAATCAAATGCTAATTTTTTAGCTTCTTTCTCACTATACATTCTTTCGGCTTGCCATTCAGCACCTTTAATAAATTCTTCTCTCCATTCTTTATTATCATCTTCCATTGGATTATAAGGATCATTAATAAGTCTTGGATATAATCTAAATGACACTTCTTCTAATGTTTCGTGATTAAATTCTTCTTGTAATTCAGAAATAGTTTCTAATTGATTATCGATTACGCTTTTAATACACTCGGTTAATGAACCTGTTCTAGGTTCCTCTTTTAGAGAGGATAGTTTATCGAATATCGGTCTGTTTATACTAAAATTAGGCAAATCGCAATTACTTAATTTGTTAATATTTGATTCTTCTTGTGGGATACCTAATAAGTAAGAATATCCACTTCCATCATGGTACGGAACTTTAACTGTTTCAACATACTCACAACTTGGATTTTTAACAAACCATTCAAGGAAATCATCATCAATCTCTTGTACACCATTAGCAATTAAGTCTTGGTCTGTTGTTAGTATTATTTTTTTAGCATAGGAAGAATATAGTATATCTGAAAATTTACTCCAATCATTAGATACATATTTGTGTCCTCGTTCGTTTCCTATTATTTCAATTGGAAAATAAAACCAATCCCCTTTTTTAATTTCTTCATCAGAAGTAATATAAATATTGTGATAACTCTTAGGTTCAATTAGTTGACCTTTTTCCAAATGAAAATTTTCAGCTATATAAAATATTTTACTTATCCCATCTGTTGGTATTAAGTGTAAATTTCTCATAATGTATCTTTTTTACATTTATTACATTCAATATAGTGCATAATAATATAACCATGGTAACTATTATTTTCTAAATAGTCGTGACCATCAGAAGCTTCAATAATTTCCCAAGCCAAATCAAGCGCATTACCAGCATTGGAACCTTGAGGAAATGTTATAGTTCTCTTTGTTTTTAGTTTAATACCCTTTAGTTGATTATATTCACTTTCACTGATAGTAACTGTATCATCACCGCAACTGAATAATGTGAATAATAATAAAATTGTTGTTAATTTTTTCATAAGTCCAAATTTTGATCTTTAATTTTTTTTATAAATACTTTAGTTAATTCAGATTGATGCACAAAACACATTGATATCCATATATTTACATGAATCTGTTTATCAAATTCTGGGGTTAAGAAAAACTCTATGAATTGAGCTAATTCCTGATTATCGGCATAGCTAGTTTTTCCACTTATTAGAATATTGTGATATTCAGCGTCAAATATATCCAATATTTTATTGCTAATCAACTTGCTCCTTTCTTCTGGATCAAGGTCAATTCCTTTTAAATATTCTAATCTAATTTCAGCGGCTAGCTTTTCCATGTATCTATAATACTATTAAGTTATTGAACTTAAACGATTAATTAGTAAATTTGATATTTGTTTCATAGTTTTTTTAGTATTAGGTTCCCGGCTGAGTCAAGTTTTGGTTTATTATAATAGTGACCCTGTGATATGCCCATGGCTGGATCAAAATTAAATTCTTCTTCTGTCACTATCTCAACTTCAATTTCTGTTGGCTGTAACATTTTAAGTATTTCTTCTTCCTTATACTCAGTCAAAACACCAGTTTTATGGTCAATTTGTATACTTTGTGCAATACGAATTGCTTCTTTAATTTCATCCAAAGTAAACACTTTGTCTTTATTCATTTCAAGAGCATCACAAAACCCATGTAAATAACCCTTTTGTGCATCTGTCAATGTTTCAGGTTTATTCCATTCATCGCCATAACTCATAGCTTTACCTAGAGCAATATCAAAATCGTCAACTATTCCAAACATCTCATCACAGTTTTCTTTAGATAGTTTGTCATTGTCCGTAGCATACATTATATTGTTTACTAATAAGACATATCCATTGTCTACTTTATTTAGTTTTGCCCTCATGCTGATTTAATTTGCTGTGCCTCAGAAAGGCTAATTAGACGATTGACTATGTTAGAATTAAGATATTTTGCTCCAATCGACCCAATAAATAATCCTATACAATCATCCTCAAGGGTCATATTAACACGATCCCAAAGTGATCCTTCATATTGAATACCATCTATTTCTAGAGTCATTCGAACAATCCTATTCTCTTGTACACTATGTTCACCGTGAATTTTTATTTTTACTCTTCCTTTTTTTAGTAATCGATATAGAGTCCATCGATTTTTCCAATAGTGAGGAACAAAGAAAAATTCATATGCTCCCCATAGAGGAAAGCCTAGTGTTGGAATCATTAGGATCCATGCAATAATTAATCTAAATATATTGCTTTTTTCTTGAGTAAAGTGACTATTCATTTTCAAATTCTTTTTTTAGTTTTAAATAAGATTCATATCTCATCTTTCGACGTCTTTCGTCATCTTTTTTATTACTTTCAATTCTTTTCTGGAACTGTTCGTCAGTTTCTTCAATCATTCTAATAATTTCACCATGCCAATATCCTCCATATTCAGCTTCATGATCTTCCATCCAACAAGAACGAATTCTATCATCGTCTTCTAACTGAAGATGTTTAATATCACCCCAAGTTAATTCATCATTTTTCTGATGCCAATAAACTTGCTTTTCTTTTTTAATTTTTTCCGGAGATTTTCTTTCTTCCATGATCCTTACTTTACTTGAATCATTGTACAGCTCTCTACTCCTCGATACAAAAGTATATGAACCGTATCATCGATAGTTATTTTGTATAATCCTTTGTCTATTTCGTCAGACATCATTTCAACTTCTAACCGATTAACATGATCTGGAATATAGCCATTGAGTTTATCAACTGACTCCCCTTGAGGTGTTTTTGGAAAACTGCATGCTATAAATACTAACGGTATAGCTAATAGTAACCTTTTCATAATTAATAAATTTGATATTGACCTAGACTAGCAGTATTCAAGTACTCCTTAAATTCAGATTCAAGCATACTGTATAAACTATTATCGTATGTAGAGACAAGAATTTTCCAACACTTTGCGCCTTCATTATATTCAAGATAATCTCTAATTATTCCAACGGTTCCGCCATAGTCCATCCCACCATAATAATATACTTGATGAGAATCGCCTCTAGTTTTTAAAGCACCTGCTTCCGCATGTGATAAATAAGTGACACTATCACCTACTTCAAATTTCTTTTCCTTTTCCATAATTAATTATTTTGTATGTGGGATGCAAAAATTCCGTTACCAGTATCTTCGCCATTAAATAACTGACCTTTTTGAAACATTGACTTTCCGTATTCTAACATAAGTTGGTCATAACCAACCTCATCTTCAGAAAAACCATGAGACTCACAATGGTCTCTATAATCATACCAGTCTTCGTATCCTTTCGCTTGAGCCCAAGTGTCTTTAAACTTACGTAACTCTTTGTAATCTGTCCTGTCGATTTTCATAAATTAATAGATTTCGTAAGCAGGTTCAGTTGATTTAGGTTCTATCCCAAGAACGCATTCATTAAATTCATCAAGCGTAATTTCAACAGCATTGCCCATCAACCCATCACTATATGCAGTGGTATCTTCTTCTAAATAATAGATCAAGTATATAAACGAACCGCCAACCGATGCATTGCTTGTTGCGAAATATTCTCCAAACCATTCGCATACCTCTTTACTAGATGATTGGCGAATTGCCCAAACTTTAGGTAAATCCTTTATGTTCTTCTTCATAGATTTATAATACTTAAAAAGATTAATCAGTTAAAACTATTTTTTGTTAGTTGCCCACCATTCCAATACGGCTTCAACTGATCCGTGTTCTTCTAATAGTTGAGCGCAATATTCTTTAGTTCCAGGAACAACTCGTAAAATGGATTGAAGCATTGCAATATACCAAAGATCCTTTGCTGAGAATCCTGTGCGGTATTCATGAACATCATTTAAGAGTCCACGTAAATTACGATGATTGACCCATTTGCCCTCTCCATTCAATCTAAAGAAGACAGAACTGGAATTTATATGGATATTTGACTTGTAGTCAAGATTAGGATCATCCGCTTGATCACCAGTCCATAGGTCGATTGATCCTTCCATACAATGGAGTCGCCTAAAACTAAACCATCTCTCCTCAAGATGCTCAACTTGTGGACTACTCACCCTTAAGTTTTTTTATTTTTTCTTCAAGTCTCTTGATCTCGGATTCTTTACGATCAGCTTCACTTTTATTTCTTCGATTAATATATTCTGCTGATTCTTCAGGTGTAGCTAATCTAAACTCCACTCCATATACTTCCAATGCTTGATGGTCGCAATGCCAATCACAAGCAACATAGTTTGCACCCTTACTATTTAGATCAACTAGTGTAGAGATAAGATCCTCAATCTTAACCAGTCCAGCATCAGAATATAGTTGCTCGCCAAATGTCTTAGTATCTGAATGAATATCCCAATCTAATCCTAAATCTTCTTCAGGTCGAGCTGCAATATCTTTCTGCCCGATTTTCTTTAAGTTAAAAAATATTTCTTTTTCCATATTATTCATAATCAAATTCAAGGTCTGACCATAATCGGTCAACTAGATCAAGCGGTACTCTATTTAGATTAACAAATTCTTCAATTCCTTTAAATAGAAGAGAAAGTTTTCCAAAATTTTGATTGACTTCACGAATAGTTAACACTGCTTCATCAAATAGTATCTCTAATTCATCGTCGGTTGGATTATCATAGTACTCATGATAATCTATTTCGTTACAATTATCGTCATCTGCTCCCCATACTTGTAGATGAGTATACTCTTCACTACCTATCTCCGTTTCAAGCTGAAGAAATAGATTGATTGTTCCAAGAGTTACAATAATTACCTCTCCATCAAGAGTATAAGGATATCTGCCTTTTTTAATTAATGCAATTATTTTATTCAGCATGATTTTCCCAGTCTATTTTAGGGCAATATTTATGATAAGTCGCCTTAATAAATTCAATAATAATGCGCTCTTTAATTTTCTTTGGAGTAAAATTAGGATTCTTAATCCAATCTTCTTCAGTTGAACTCCAAATAAATTCACGAGTAGCTTGTCGACGTTTCTCTTTGATTCGCTCGATTAAGTATAGTATCCCTGCGACACATGCAACTAATGCTGCACCTGCCCATAGTATTATACCTGATTCTTGCCATGCCCCAAGCAGAGTCTGATTAGATACCCAGCCCCAAATAAAATAGGTAAATGGAGATATCATTACAATTATTAAAATAATTCCGGCCCAACCAAGAATTCCAGTAGCTAGCCTAACCGCCCATTCAGTTGGTTTTTTAACGATCACCGAAGAAGGAATTGATATGATTGCTACCGGTATAAGAAGAATCCACATAAAGACTAGTTTCCAAAAATATGGACATAGTGATTGAGGCATTTGACTTGTCATGTAAAACCATCTGTAAAGTCTTGCACTAATACTGTTTCGATTTAATTTCATAATTTAGTTTTTAATTATTATACTAATTTTTTCTACCCTTTTCTCTGTCTCCAGCAATTTTATTCATAAATATAATAAACTCATGAATAATTAACTCATCACTCATGCCCAAGTGTCGAAGTTCCCAGCCTTTAACTAGTGCATCATTAAGCTCACGTTCAGTATATCTAAAATTCTTTACAAACTGATAGACTTTTGAATTACTTGGTCGAGCCTCTATTGATTGACTTGGATAATTCCATAATTTACCTCGACTATCAGTAATATCAAAATTACCGTCAATGAATGCATATAGTCCATCAATCTCAAGAGTCAAGCAGGTCTCACCATATTGATCCTGAATCTCGACCTGATAATTATTGATTTTTACTGCACTTAAACAGTCGCCTTCATAATTAATTAATCCTAGTTTTTTCATGTTATGTGTGCTTATTTAAAATTCCTTTAATAAAAAATCAGTTGGCAACTTATCAGCTAGCTTACAATACTCAAGTATATCGATTATTACAAATCGACCAACCTTTTCTACATTTATCCATACGATATGCATCCATGGATGAGAAACTGATATTACATATCGAATACTGACTCCATATAATTTTTCAAACTCTTTATCCTGTTTACCTAATTCATCGATCGAATCATCAAGAGATACATCGCTTGATACATATTCAAACGAATGACTTCTTTCTAAATCAGCTAAGGTATTTGCCATGACCTTATTGTATATTGCAAGATCAGGATTATGGAATACTTCACCACTTACTGCAATCATATGCGGAGTACCAATATAGCTCTCAACATACTTAAAAATAGTATCCTTTAACTCGTCAGATATGTGCATCAGTCTAGTGATGTTGGATAGTACAACAAGGTAGGATTTTTCTTTTGTATGTCAATCATTGGATATGCCTTTTTAAAAGTCAACACATCAAATTTCTTAGTAATTAAGTGGTGACCGTTCCTAGTTGGAATAATAGCTTCAATTTTTGGTCCAATAATATAACCATTTGGTAGACCAGCTCCATCAAAATTAATTTGAGTAAATGGAGCACATTCATATTCAATACAAGCCATCATCATTGGACTTGGTTCATGCTGATCATCGACATCAATAATCCACCGTTTTTCTTGAGTTTTTATTTGACCTACTACTGAATCAAACAGACCTTTTTGATTTGAGACTCCATTTCGAATACGCGTAGCAAGTTCAGCCAACATATTTAAAGAAACTTCAGAGTGATTTTGTTTTTGTACATGAATGTATGCTCGAGCTTTAAAGATTTCACAAAGCTGAGTGATTTCATCCCATCTCTTCTCTAGATGGTCGACACTTTCAATACAATAAGTTTTGATTGTTCGAACCGATTGATGATTATCACGTTCACCTTCAGGCTGATCCTTTTTACGTTTAAACACATAGAGCATATAAAAGTCTCCAGGTTCTGAGAAATTCAGTAAAGGTTTTATTAACTCTAAATTGTTTATCATTTTATTCTACTATTTTTTCAACGTAAGTACATGTTTCGCCAGCATCAAATCCTTTTTCAATAAGCAAGGGTAGAGAAGCAGGTTTACACCAAGCATAGATTAAATAGCCTCGATATTTAGACTCTACATAATCCCAGCGAGCATCCCATAATTTTCTGAATATTCCTAATCGGCGATGATCTTCGTGAACCCAGGCGTCTAAGAATTTAATCTTTTTATTCTCCTCGCGTTCCATATAGATATGACCAACAATTTCTCCATTGACCATAGCTATCCAGGTTTCAAGGCGCTGTGCATTGCTCTTTAGGTGAATAATCTTAATATCATCAATCATTTGTCGAGGAACCTTTTAGTACTACTTCAATTTTTTCCTGAATAGCTTGAGGCAATCCATCAACTATGGAAATCTCTTCCAGTAGTTCAGCAGTTGCATCACCATTCTCTAAAAAGTTTCTTCTTACTGCTTTTCCTAAGTCAGCGTCGTTTGGGTATTTTTTAATTAAGTTTTTCATAATTCACGTAAAGATTTAAAGAATTGCCAAACAGCTATTGAAATTATTACAGTTACACCTATTACTACAAATACTTGTGCAACTGGATGAATTTTAGATAGTTCTTCCATTTTAATTATTTTTTATTCCAATGATTGCAATTAATACAGTCACACAAATGGTGATGATAGACAAGGTAAGGTTAGTTTCCCATAATACGATAGTTAGGATCGCTGGAAAAAGAAGATTACAGTCAACGTTACCTTCTGCTGCATGTTGCCCAATGCTTAGAACCATGCCGAGTAAACTTAAGATTGCAATTGTAATTATCATAATCATATTTTTAATTATTATACTATCTTTTTTAAATAAATAAAAAAAACGTATGTAATGTTAGTTAATTTTAAACAGTGGGTGGCATTAAATGAAAATTTAGGATCGCTTGAAAGTAACATATCTGATCTAATTAATCAATTTTTTATAAAATTTATGGATGAATTAGATGATGAATGCCTAGAAAAAGGATATGGTTGTCTTTCTCAAGACAATCGAGAGGATAATAAACTGTTCATACAAGTTAGTGCAACTCTTGAAAATGAAGAAGAGTGCGAAATTAAGATTAAAATTAAAATTAATTATCGTGAACCTAAGGATCATGAAATTACTCTACTCGAAGTAGGAATGATTGACGTTAATGAATTTATAGAAGACTGCACCATTGAATATATTGCAAATATTGTAAATACGAATATTAATGGCGAAGATATCGATATCTCTTCAGCAACAGATAATTATGATATTACAACTATTGCAACCAGTCCATCTCTATCTTCTCCAAATGTTGAAATGCTTATGGGTTGGATCGACAATTCAATTGAAGATTGTGAATATCGTATTAATAATGGTCTACTAGATAACGATGAGGATGAAGAAGAGTGGGAAGAAGATTAATTATTTTCCAAATCCTACCCGTGTCTGTTCCTTTACTCGAGGTGCCTTTTTAAGATTGTCCAAAGAATCAATAGTTTCTTCAAAACTTTTACCCATTACAATTACTGAAATTATTACCTCTTTAAGATGAGATAGTGACATTCCTTCAGTCATCTTAATCCAGTCTTCAATATCTATTTTAGATAGATCATCATCAGTCAATTTATTTGTAATATATGCACGACGAATATCTTCATTTGGTAATTCGATTTTATATCGACGATCAAATCGAGAAGGTCTATTAGTTAATCGCTCCTGTAATTTTTCAGGATAATTAGTAGTTGCAATATAGACAACTCCATCTATTTGTTTTACTCCATCTAGAATATTTAAAAGCTTTGAAGTAGAGTATCGATCATCTCCAGCAAGAGAGTCAATATCTTCCAAGAGCACAACCAGTGGTCGATTAGGTTCAATTTTTCTAAAGGTTTGAATAAATTCAGTAAACATTTCAATGTCCTCCTGCGACTTTATGTTGATTACGATCCCATTAAGTTCTAGGAGTTGATTTGATAAGAGCTGAATAATTCCAGATTTACCACAACCTGGTTCACCATAGAGAAGAATACCACGTTTATGGACAAAACTATATTGCTTGTAAATACCAACCCTTTGCCAAAATGAATTAATATCGTTTAAAATATCCTTAATTTCAGGAGAAGGTAATTGGTATAGTTCGTCTGTTGTAAATGGTTGCTTTCTTAATGTATGTGATTGTACGCCCGGATTCCATCCAATTTCATAAACTCCTGCAGGTACCTCCGGTACTGTTGAGTATGCTGGTGCAAATTCTTCGTTTTTTAAATTAGACCAACATGTTGGAATAGTTAAATCAATACTATCATGCGGCAAATCACTATTCGATAAACCAATTCTTTCTATAATGCCTCTTTTTCTACTCATATTATAATAATACTATATTTTTTGAATGATTAAACATACTAAGCATTAAGAGATAAATAATTAAAATAACTTTCAAAATATGTCATTTATTAACTGGGGACATGAGACTCCTGAACAGAAGGAGATTAGAAGAAGAATGGAAGATCGTATGATGTTTGAACAGGTAGCATATAATTCTGCAATGGCTGCTGCAGCTGCAGCTGGTTCTAGTGGAACCAGACCAGGTTCAATTCAATTTGTGGTAGACACAACAAACTATCTTGAATTTAGATTAGAGTTTACCTCTACTAACTCGCCAATTGAATTTACTATTAATTGGGGAGACGGTACTATTCACGAAGACTCTGGAGCCGGCGGATTATATGACGAACTCCATACTTATGAAGAGATAGGAGAGTATACGGTTACTGTTACATTTAATAAACCTCAAAACATATTAGAACTTAATTTTGAAGGATCAAATGATGATTATGCAAATATAACCTCAATTACTGGTTTACAAAGACTTAGGAATTTAGAGGAAATTGGAGCAGATTGGAATTCATTAGTGAGTGTTGATTTATCAAATATGACTAATCTTAATTATGTTGACATTAGTGATTGCGAGACGATTGGATCAGAAGACCCATCCTTAACAAGCGTTAATCTTTTAGGTTGTACTAGTCTAACTGAACTTCGAATAGACGGTAGCGATTTTTCAGCAGGCCTTCCAAATTTTAGAGATCTACAAAATCTTATTCAGTTAGATATAGATAACTCAAGTCTTTCAGGAATAATTGACATATCTTATTTTCCAAATTTAGAACGCTGTGATTTATCAGGTAATACCGGTATAACTGCCGTTACTATTTCTAGATCTCAGCCAATCGGTGATAACGAACGCTCACTTGATTTATATGGATGTAGTTTAACTCAAGCTGCAGTTGACTTTATCCTAGTTGAACTAAGTCTAAACGGTATTTCAGATGGTTATGTTTATCTTGATGGTGAAGGTAATGCTATACCGAGTGCAACTGGTCTTGCTGCTAAAACTGTTTTAGAAAGCCGTGGATGGAATGTAAATATTAACCTTCCGCCTCCCGGATATGTTGATATTTCAGCAAGCTCTGACTTTGATATAGTTGGTGATTTTACAATAGAGATGTTTGTTAAATTTAGTAATCTAAGTGGATATGCTCGACCATATAGTTTTGGAGCATATCCAACTGCTGCGAATGCCGTTTCCTTTGAGAGTGGGACAATGTATTTCTGGGCAAATCTGTCTGGTCAACGTTCATTTGGACCATTCACGCCTGTTACAGGACAATGGTATCACGTTTGCATAATGAGATCTGAAGATAATATTGCTCTATTTATTGATGGTACACGTATTGCAACATATTTATATGCTGATTCAATACCGAGTCAAGGATTACCTTTAACAATAGGAAATGGTAATGAACCTAATTCATCACTAAACGGATTAATAAGTAACTTTAGATGGACCTCTTCTGCCTTGTATGATACTGAAGGTTTCAGTCCACCGACTTCTCAATTAACTGACTTGCCTGAAACAGTATTATTAATCTTCCAAGGAACAACTCTTGGTGCATTATTAACTGATAATAGCGGAAACGGCCATAATGCAACAGGATCAGGAACGTTTACATACAGTTCAGATGATCCATTTAACTCAGCACAAGGATCTTTACAAGTAGGAAACGTTTAACATTAAGAAATAATAGGAAGGATTACCCTTTCAACAAACTTTTGCATATCCTCGGTACTTATAGTGTCGAGGGTATCTCGTTTAGTATGGCAATTAAATAACATGTCATAGTCAAGATAAGATTCTCCCCATTTTACTGAGCTTGTGCCCTCTTCTAAAATAGGTAAAGGATTAATTACAACTGAGTCAATTCCGTTTTTTCTAAAGATCACAGAGTCATTAAATGGCGTACTAACTATTGGACAATCAAAGATCCCTCTAATATGATCCTGTAATTTACCAGGATAGTCCCCAATAAAGAAAGTGGAGCCACCTCGACCAGTTAATTCAAGATTAAGGATCCAGCTAATTTCTCCAAACTCTCCATCAAAGATTTGGTCAGATAGACACTGTGCACCTAGTCCCCCAACCTCTTCACCATCCAATAGGACAACGGTTACCTCAGGTTTAAGTAACTTGGTTGCTATTGCATTGATTACTGACGCTGAGTTATCATTAGCGTTGTCAATATTAGGATTTACAATATCATGATGAGCAGTAATAATCTTGTCTGACGTTCCTCTTAGAACAACATTAAAACCTAGAGTATCTTCAGTTACCCTAAACCAGTGTAATTCTGGACTCAGTCCAAGATCATTCGTAAGCTCCATTAGGAATTTTACTCGGGGAGACTCCGCTAATCCATTTTTGTAGATTGAACCAAGATTACGGACTTTGCAAAAATCATATATTTTATTGTACATAACTATATTATACTAAAGATAAATAATTAAAATAAACTCATCGACATGTCATTTATTAATTGGGGAGAAGAATCACCAGAACAACTAGCTGCTCGCAAAAGAATAGAAGAAGCGATGATGTTTGAACAAGTAGCATATTCTGCGGCAATGGCTGCTGCGGCTGCAGCAGCTGGCTCAGGTGGAATTAAATCTAACAAGTATATTGTTAATGACTATGTCGAAGATGGATATTTTGAATAATTTCCAAAAAGAAATGGAAATTGCTCTAGAGACCGTGCCTACTTAACAAATAATTTATTACTTGAGATTCATGGTCCCAACCTAATGCTGACTTTTCACCATTATGTGTATACGACCAAGTCATTGGATTCTTACCATGATAATTTACTACAATTACTTCAAAGCCTTGCTCACGCAGGGCTTTTATATTATTACGATATTCCTCTTGAGAGGCTTGTAATTTAGCAAGTTTCTTGGGACCAATATAATCATTTCTCATCTCTTCGAGTAAATCTAGGAGAACAACCTAGGTGAATAGCTACACTAAATGACTGGTGTAATGTTTTTGGAACCTTATGCTTAGTTAAAGTTTCTTTGATAATTTTCTGAAAGCGATCTTCACTTATTTCATAATCATCAAATGGAATCTCCTTTTGGCCACGTTCATTAACTGTTGCATTCTCTACTAATTTATCAAAATCACCCTTAGGTGTAGAATTTGCAAAAAGCTCACGATAACAATCGAAAAGAGCTAAATCTATTTTATCATGTTTCATATAGAATTATACTATTGTTTAGATAAAGGTTTAGCTTATTGACTCTCCACTAATAATAATATCCTTAATTTTATCGTAATCATCAACTACTTTAGCTACTTGAGGATATGCTGATCTACCAAAGTTAGATAAAATATATTTGAATCCTCTAGTTGGATCATTCATTAATTGATCATTCTTATTTAAAATCTTTGTTTTTTCTTCATCTGTAAGATTAGGCATTAGAATATTTAAGATTCTTGCAGAAAATATTGAATTAACTCCAGATTTTATATAAACATTAAATATTTCTTCTCTAGACAAACTATTTGATAATTCATCTTCTAATATACCAACAATAACATTTCGAAGATCGTCGTTAGCCTCTAAATCAAGTCGGTATGTAACTTTTACAAGAGTATTTAAAACATCTGCTGCTTTAGCATTATCTACACCTAAACTAGTTAATATTTTTTTAATTTCCTGTTCTAATGGTATTTTAGATACTATTGCATTTACTAAATCTTCAGGATAACCTAATCCAGAAAAATGAGCTTGTACATCCGTTGATTTTGCAATATTGTGGTTTGCCTTATTATTTGAAACATCAACCCTACCTTGTTGATCAATGGTTGTACCCGTGGTAAACATATGATCTGTTGGAGAAAGATTAAAATCATATATATTAATTTGAAGACTCTCTGGATTTTTACCTGCATAATTCTTCCACGCCCAATCATTAATACACCAATTTGAAACGTTTGTACAAATAGATTTTTGTGCAGATTCTGTTCTTACGCTAATAACTAATCTTTTATTTTTGTAATAAAGTATACCGGCTTGAGGTTGAATTGCACGAATTGCATTTATTTTTTCAGAAATATCAGTATCTGCTGCACCTTCAGCCGAGCTTTTAACGTATTCTAAATATTCAAGTGGATTAGAATATCTATTAGTTGCCTTTAGCAATGTTCGACGATTACTTTTTTCGTCAGTTGGCAGAATATTTAATTTTTCGTCAGCATCATCAATTAGTTTAGCAGCATCATATAATTCATCTAATTGAGTTTCATTAAATGATTGTTTAATTGCTCTACGTAAAGTTCCATTTACTTTTTCAATAACCCATTTATATTTTCTTTGATTACTAATTTTATTAAGTGCATCACGTAAAGCTTCAAATGGATTTAATCCATGCACACTTTCCTGTTTTGAATACTCTTCAATTGTCATAGGTAAAGAGGTTAATGACCCAGCATTCTCTTTAATTTTAGTGTAAAGATCTGTTAAATCAGTAAGTGATGTCGCATGATCTAAATTAAACTTAACAAAGGCGTAAACGTATCCATCATTTCCTTTTAACAATTCACGTATATTTTTATAAGCTCTATTGTTTAATGCCGCTTGCTCAACCTCAGGTGTAATCTCCTCAATTTGATTAATGTCAGCATATTTTTTAATTAGGTATGATTTGGCAGCCTTGACGTTTTCATTAATACTGCTTGATTTTGCCCATTGAGCAAAGGATAGTACTCCATTCATATTAAAATAAATTGTTTTATAGATTTATTTATCTCTATCTTTGTACTCTTTCTTTTCCTATTTGATCTTAATCTTAAGATAAATAACTAAAATAAATCTATTTTTATGGCAAGAAAGCATATCAAAACAATGAATGAACAATTCATGATGGGAGATACTCAGACGAAACCAACAACTGCACCTCCAGTAACTGCTCCGCCAGTGACTAGACCATTCCGACCAGTTCCAACTAAGAGACCTAGTGAAAAGGAAAAAAGTAAACCTATTGCTGAATATAATAAAATGATTGATCTATTCTTTGAAGAATTAGAAAAAGCTAAAGATACTCCAGAAGGTCAGGAGATGATTAAAAATTTATATGACAAGTATGCAAAATAAAATATTTGATTTTAAATCTTTCGTAAATGAAGTTTCATTAGAAGGAAATAAAGGAATTCCAGGAGAAGGCGGAGATAATTCATCTTCATGGCTAAGAAAGATTAACACTGAAAAAGGTGCAAGAATGGCTGAGTTCGAAAGAGAAAATCGCCAAGATATTAACCAGTTTATGCAATTTGTTGGTCAGTCTCAACAAATTCAAAGAGGACATGAAGAAGAGCTATCTAAATTAGCTGAAGATTCATTTAGAGCTCTCTTTAAGAGTTTACTTGATGATGTAGTATTAGACTTTAAAGTAGGCAATGGCTCTAGAGAAATTGTTCAAGAAACTCCAGAAGAGCAATCGAATTCAAATATTGAGATGAAGATTGAAAATATTGATGACGAACGAATTATTAGTGAAATCGAAAGACGTAAAATATTAAGATCAATTCAACAAGGAAAAGGATTAACCTCTAAAGCAATTTTAAATTTACCGATATTTAAAAATGGAATAACTGAGATTATTGGAGCTAGGGCAGATGAATATATTCGACTCCTAAATAAGATTTCAAGCATTATGCAATTTAATGATTGGAGATTTTCAGAACAGATGATTAAGTCAATGTTAAAGGGAGGAACTGCTGGAGCATGTAAAATTGAATTTGAAGAGAAGGAAGCATTTGGTGAAAAGGAGTCAGAGACTAAACAAAAATCTGCTGAAGATCTATTAGATGAAATCGCAAATGGTGGAGATCTAGAAGAGAGTGAGGCAGCTGCTGATCTTATCGAAGGAACTGGTGCAAAAATTATTGCTAGAGGTGTAGATATGTCTGTTTTAATTCATGAAGCAATTAAAGGAATTTATATGTTACCTGTTCAATTAAGTCTAGAACACTTATCTGAAGATGAAGCTGAATTAGTAATTTCAAATACTGATACTCTATTGGATGAGGCACAAGAATTTAAGTATGGGCCAGAAATGCAAAGATCTTTCTATAAAGCAATTATTTCAAATCCCGAAGTAAAAGAGAGACTTGATAATTTTAGAGGAAATTTAGATACTGACTCTGCTTGGAATGAAATGGGAGGATTCGAAGAACAATTATTTTGGATGGTATTTGGCTTACTTGCAACTTCTCATCAAGATAATCCAAGCGAAATGCTAAAAATAGTGTATGCTGTTTTAATTGAAGATCAAGATAAAATAGAAAAATTATTTTATCCACTAGTTGAGGATGCTATTAAAAACCTAGATGCAGAAGAAGAATATCAATCATATAAATCTAGTGGAGGAGCTGGGGAATATTCAGAGCCATCTAGAGAAGAACCTACATTTGAACCAGAAGAGACTTTACCAAGTGGAGGACAACTTTCTCCAGATGAAGTAAACGATGCAATTATTGATGCATACGAAAGAGGAGATATGGAAGAGGTTAAGAGATTACGCCGAGAATATTTAGGCGAGTCTGTCCTACTTTCATATAGAGCATGGACAATTATTAATTCTTAAATAAACGGAGGTCCGAAATGGCCTCCTTTTTTCATGTGACCGAGGTCAACAAGCTTGGCTTTCATAAAATCTAGATGTTGACATACTTGATTACCCATGCTTTTTTCGTGATAAACAATAAATTCAACTAATAACTTATAGGAATAATTAGTATCCCACTTAAGTAGCTTGCTTATAATTTCTTTGGCCTCTACTCGATATTCAGCAGCAACCCAATAGTCAACGATTATATCAAAATCGTATTCTACAATTCCAATTTTCATCTTAAGGCAACGGGTCTTCATCTTTATTAAGTTGATTTAAAAATTTACGTAAATCCTCTTGATCTTTCTCTTTAAAAATAAATTCGTCCCACTCTCCAAATCTAGAGGAGTAGCCAAAAATATATTTAATACCTCTTTTTAACCTTGACCAAAAGCTATCTCCAGTTAAGTGAACATATATAAATAGTTCACGGTCTTCTGTACCATACATAAATTTTACTTGATGTTCAAACGAGTTACACTCGCAAACAAAGATTTCAGTTTCTTCCATTATGTGTGAATTTTTTTATTTACAAGCCCACATAAAAACTCCGATACTAGATCAGCTTCAGGATTTCTCCAAGCATGATTTAAGTAAACATCTGCATTCTTATGATAGTGATAATAGTTTGAGTCTAAGTGATCCTGTGCAGCCTTAGCAGTTAGAAAACAATTGACATAAACTGGTTCTAATGTATATGAACATCGTTCTAATGAAGTATATCTTTCAATAAAATCAAATAATTGAAGATCTTCTCCATTCCATTCGAAAGATTCCCATTCATTATCCCAAAACTCTTTTAATTCTTCTCTAGAAGGAGACTCAATATCATTAGATTCTAAATAATCAAATAGATCGTCAAACGTTTCTATTTCTAGATAATCGCCTGACCGGTCAATCCAAATTCCAATATCTCCATTAAGATTCCAATCATATTGTCTTTGCCAATCTCTAATTTGAAACATATGAGGCATTCGAGTTGATCGAGGATCTTGAGTAGTCATCTCAGTAGCAAGCTCAATTAGCTTTGCATATACTTCATCACTTACTTCAATTGATTTCATTCTCTTCGTTTTCTACATTTGCAGTAATCGTCATTCCAGTAAAGGTATCTGTTCCCGTGTCACCAAAACCATCATATACTGTCTCAATATTTGATTGAATTTGATCTACTCGGTATCCCCTTTGTTCAAGATCGTGTATAACTAGTTGTTTAATCTCATCAGCTGAGAGCTTAATAATTGTTTTTTGAGTTATATAAACTATCATTTTTCAACCATTTCAAATTCAATATTATTGCAGTCAGACAACTTGGCCCAAAATCTTTGAGCTTTGATCTTTTTAGATTTAGGATTTCCCCAACTCCATCTGCTTCCTGGCATAGTGACCTCACCTAAGTTCTTTGCATAGAAAGTAATTGAAGAAAAGTCAGATGCGCCTTTACGAATGTAAATTCTATCAATTGCTAAAGTTGTTCCAGCAGGTATTGTAATAGAGATCTGATTCTTTCCAAGCATTTTCGCTTTTTCTAACCATTCAGCACGATCGTCCGCATATTTTATGTATTCTGAACAAGAGTCTTCAGCTTCTTTACATGCAGCATTATATGCAGAGAAATCTATTCCACCAAACGTTTTACGAAACTTTGGATCTTCTCGAGATGGATATTTAATGTCATAATCTGGGTTTCTTAATTGAGGAAGTTTCTCTTCTTCAATCCAACCTCCGCATAAGTAATAACCAAATAGTGCACCCAATTGTGCATTGCGAGTCTCTGAATGTAATTCAAATGTCCAATCTTTAGTCAAGACTATATGGTCTCCAATTTCAGGTATGTATAACTTCATAATTATATAATACTATTTTTCGGATTTTAATTTAAACAATTGAATTAAGCCATTTCTCATAAATCCTTCAAGTCTCTCTCTATTTGAGCTTCCTTTTGGATGAACTGGATACCATTTTCTGATTTTTCCAGATGGAAGTTCAGTTTTAAAAACTTGTTCTTCTTTAAAAGTGACCTTTTCAATTAACCACTCACTAATAAATTGATCTACTTCTTTTTGAAGTTCAGAATATTTCACTAGCGCTGGTTGCTTTGCCCCTTTCTCCATCCACCATTCAGCAAAGGATGAAAGTCCATCGAAAGCATTGTCCAATCTATTCTCTCTAAAATCTGCATCAATAATAAAGTTTTCTGGAAAGTCATCATATTGTCGATACACTTGACAAGAATGATTTGAGAGATATACTCTAAATCCAAGAGTTTCAATCTTATCAACAACTGTCATTAGCCATTCCCAAGAAGAGTGATATTGAGCTTCCTCAATTTTATACTCCTTATTCTTACGAATATAATAGGATGGTTCTAATCCAGTATCATAGAAATCTTCCATAAATACTGCAATATGATGATTGTGTTTACGGGTGTAGTTGTCCATATTCTAAGTATACTAAATAATTATCTTTAATTAAATTGGAAGTTTCACTTTATTTAATAATTGATTTGATACATGCGTATAAATTTCAGTAGTCTTAGAAGAAGAGTGTCCTGCAATTTTCTGAATAATTCTAAGATCAGTCCCAGATTCTAGAAGATTAGTAAAAGAAGAATGTCTTAAGGTATGGATAGATGAATCTGAAGCAATGTATTTTTTGTAGATTTTCTGACAACTTCCTATTGAATATTGTAATCCGTTTTGACCATTAAATAAATATACTTCTGGTTTATATTCTTTAAAATATTGTCTTGATAATTCTAAAACAGTTTGTGATAGTGGGACTATTCTATCTTTTCTGCCCTTTGCATTCTTAATATGAATTAACATGCGTTTAGAATCAATATCTTCTATCTTAAGATTAACTACTTCAGAAACCCTTAGTCCAACTGAGTAAGTCAAAGTTAAAATTGCTCGGTGTTTTAAGTTTACAATTTTAGATAATTTGGATTTTATATAATCTCCATCTATCACTTTAGGTAGTTTCTTTTCTGTTCTAGGCCGCTTAAAACTTACTTTATCGTATTTTTTACCTAAAACTTCTTTATAAAGAAATCGAATAGAATTAATAACTTGATTTTGTTGTGAGACCGATGTAAACTTATAACTATCTAAATACGATTGAAAATCAGTTGAATTACAATGGATGATTTGTTTGTCTCCTAAACTTTCTAAAAAAGATTTGACGTGAGACATATAATTATCTCTAGTTCTCGGAGAATAGTTTAAGTATATAAACTTTTCTTCACAAATCTTTATAATTTTTTGATTTTTCATTATTTAAAGTATTAAATATTAAACACTTAGAAAAAGGTTATTATATAATATAGTTATATTCAATTTGTTCGTTCCTCAAAAACTACGCTTCGCTGAATATAACATCAGATAAACAAAATAAAATTAAAAATCAACGATATTACTAATATAATTCCGATTCCAATTATCCATTTTCGTGCAAGAAAAAATCCTTGTACAAAACCATTTGAGTATCCACTAGTATATGAGCGTTTATCTAAGTTTAGACTTTTGTAGTCAACCTTGTCGTGTTCCTTTAATTTTTGTAAAAGGATTTTTTTAAGTATCCGTTCCATATTTTTAATTTTACATTCGTTTATCTGAGTATCGTTATAAGTAATAAAACAAAAATTATTTACTTAATCTATTAAACAATTCTTCATTAACGATAATGTTATTGATTGTCTTTGGGTCACCAGTCAATTCTTCAGTTAAGTATTCGTGAGCTAACTGATTAACTACTATATTATCAGTATCAATATCTGAATAGTGAATGTGCTCAAATGCTTTTTCGAGTTCCAACTTATCTTCTAAGGTTGGAACTATAATTTTATATTTAGTCCATTTCACTTTTTTCATTTCTTCTTCTGTAAGGTAATCAGTTTTGTTATCCTCATTCTTGAAGTCATCATATCGTTTCATTCTTTCCATGTGTTTTATATTTAATTGTATAATTTTTGTTTTACATACTTATAACAAATGATAAACAACATTAAAACGATTGTTTATCATCGGACGTTAGTGAGAATAAATTAAACTTCCTCAATTTCACAAGTCATTAAATGCTGGAAGGTTCTCTCAAAAGTGAAATTGTGTTCAATGTCTTTCAATATAAAACCATGTTTCATCTTTTTAATAACTTCAACAATATATGGTTCTTCGCCAACATTATCATAATCATGTTCAGTGATTTTATATTGAGAACCAACCAACATTTGATGTGAATTGTTTAATTTACTCTCACTAACACCAGATATGTTCAATTTTTCTGTGTGTTCTAAAAAACTTTCTATGTGTGATTTACGTTTCATATTCTAAATTCATTTATCTATATATTAAAAGAAAAACTAAACATATCTGTAAACGTTATGTGCAAGGCTAACATCCTGCATCACAAGTATAATTTGGCGTTTTAATTCCAAACATAATTCTAAATGTGCCAACAACTATTGCATAGGTAATCATATCATCAGACACCCACTTTCTATATCCTGTTAAGTAAGCATAATTATATGGTGGTTTCTTTGCAGTTTTAGGAAATTGGTGAAACGCCAAATAATACTTTTTGTTTTGAAATGCTTTGTACATCGTTTTCAAATTAAATTTAGTGCTGATGAACCGCCCAGCACATAACAGCGGTTTGTGGTCATTAGCCCGACCACACAAGGCTTTGCTTCGCTAACGAACCACAAGCCGCAAAACGTTATGTTTAATTCTCAAATAAATGAATGTGTTTAACAACTAAGTTTAACATACCATTTTCAATCATATGTTCGTTATGTTCTTTTGATACCAACTTACATTTACCACATTCATAAAAAGAACTAAACATAACATCAGATATATGTAATTTTTTATCCGTGTTATCAAGTTCTGTGTTCTTATTTACTTCTTCCATATTTTTAAGTTTGTTAATTTAAGAAAAAACTACATATATCTGTAACCGTTAGTGAGAATATTTATTCATCATCACCTTCTGTATGATATTTATCTATCTTTTTATCAGATACTTTTATTTTTCCGTTTTTAGGATTTTCGTAAACATATACCCATTTTTTACCACTAAATAATCCATATGTTTCACCCATTCCCTTAAAAATAAAAGTATCTTTGTTCCTAAATTTATCAAAAATACTCTCACTAACATCAGATATATTCAAGTTTTCTTGATGTTCGTTGAAACTTTGTATGTGTTTATTATCTTTCATCTTCGTTTATTATTTTTAGTGTATATATTAAAAAGAAAAACCTAAATATATCTGAATATCGTTATCGGCAACCCTAAGCGACTACCCTAATTTTGACGGTGGAGTAGTTGTTATCTTCATATACTTTCTAAGTATGTATTGCAACTTACTCATTGACGTTGATAGCCCTTCTATTTTTGGTGGTGCAACATCTCTCATATCAGTTCCGTCTTCAATTACACTTTCTGCTTCTGCACAATCCCAGCAAGCACCTAATCTTAAATCTTGCGTTCTACCGCAGCAAATACATTGTCCTGTCATTTTGTTTTTATTTTAAATTGTTAATATTAATTCCGAAAGAAGGGCAGCCGATAACAGCACATTGGCGGCATTAAAACGACCGCCAATGTGCATCACGTTATATTCAATATCAAAAATTTTATGAGTTTATTATTTTTTGACCTCCCCAATCTGTTCCATCATAAGAAATGGTTTCCATTTTATACACATCAACAAAAACACCCCAACCCCATTCAGTTTGATAAAATACTTCATCATCTTTTAACTTATCAGTTCTCCATAAACTTTCGTTTGATGTTTTTGTTTTTCCGTAGTATTTTATTTCTCGTTTGTCGGTCAAAGAAAATTCAATCATCTCTCCATAACCATTCAGTTTAATCTTTTCTGGTAAATTCATATTTTTCATTTGTATAAAATTTTTGATACTAAATATAACAAAGAATATGTGTCATTAAAACGAACACATATTCTCAACCGTTATAGCACATTAAAACGATTTTATAACAAAAGATATAAGTAATGTGGCTGTTTGCTTACACAATATCTATGGCTTACATTTTGGATTGCTTACGCTTTACTGCGGCTGTCCTTCACCACACTACTTATATCTTCAATCATTAGCAGAAATAAAAATTACTTACGTTCCTGAACTTCGATAGTAATTTCGTTTCCTTCAACTTCTATTTGTTTTTTAATCGCTTCGTTTAATATTCTTTCAAGTTCTTCTTTGGTGTAGTTAATCCAATGTGATACTACTTCTACTTTATAAATTGTTGCCATAATCCGTAATTTTTACTATCTGCTAACAGCGTATATACAAGATACGCCTACAAGCATTTGTTTATAATTTATAATTCCGTTAAGGCGTACCTCGTATATACGCAAAACGTTATAAGCAAATTTAAAAACCACCCCAGCGGTCTGCTTGTTGCCATTGAATCATTACGTTTATCATTCTGATTAGTATAGCTTCCGTCATTTTGTGGTACTTTGTCCATCTTAAAAAGAATGGGCGATTTTTGTGTATTACAAGTTCGTTTACCAAATCTCCCAACCCGAACTCAAAGTATTCTCTCATTAATTTTGCCATTGGCTCATAGCTGTGGCAGTCGGTGAATGCCCCACTGTATAATTCCAATGATGGGAAACCTCCCTTGTGGTCTTTTTTGATGTATTTGTTTAATGGATTCATGTATTTTGTTTTTTTATAGTTTTTAAATCAGCTTATAACACAGTATTTACGCCATTAAAACGAGCGCAAATACCCGTCCGTTATTTTTTAGTGTAGTAAAGTATTGCAGTCTTCTTTCCAGTCAAAATGGCCAACATTTATTGGTCGGCATGTGTCACTACTTACTAAAATAAACATTAATTCATCAGAGTCATCATCTAGGTGAAACGTAAAACCTTTACCTTTAAGAAAATGTATTTTATACTGGTGATCAGTAAAAACAATTTGATCTCGAGGTATTCCGCAAGATTCAGCTATTTCAAACAGGATAATATTTTGATCTTTACTCCAGTGCCAACCTCTTGCAATTATGTCTTCAGTAGTTGTTCGAGTAGTTACAATCCATACTTCATGACCAGAGTCAACTAGACTCTTTGCATATTCTTGAACATCAGCACGTCGAAGAGTACCATCAAAATCAAATGAAACTTTCATCGACCGATCACTGCAAACTTATGTTCAGAATCTGCAACAATCATATCAATCCATTCCATAGCAGCTTCATCAGTATCAAAATAATGACCGATTTCACTTTTATCTATTAGGTGGACAATAACATGAGGTTTAACAAAGATCTCATGTCTTTCTTTATCATATAATAGATTGTATTGCAAAAGATAGTCAGTTGTCATTCTATCATTGTATCCACAATCATCAGCATCATATCGAGTACTCCAGCCTGCTGGTTTTGCACTAACTGACGTGAGCAATCCAAAAAATATTTTTTTAGCAGGAACTGCTTCTTTCCAAATATAATCAGCTTTATGCTTTTTTACAAAAGTAATTTTAGTAATCGCATTTAATCTAAAGTGAGTTTCTGTCATTTTATTTTCTAGTTAAAGTTTCTTCTGAATAATAATCTTTTTCTGATTCTCCAAGAAGGCAAGTGCCATCTGGTTTTACGGAGAGAACAAATCGATTTACTCGAGGAGCGTCGTCATATTCAAATCGAGCATCCATTTCTCTCAATACAAGTATCTCTACTCCAGTCTGATTAGATAACTCTTTAATTTTATCTAAACTTAAGGTTAAGTCCAAGTCACCATACCAGATTTTTTCAGGCTTATCTACAATTGCAATAACGTTTGCATTAAAAACAACCAAGTTGTCTGGTTTATTTTTCATATATCCTGACTTGGAGCCAGAGATCATTTTCCCATTCCAGCCAAGGATTTGAGCAGCTAATTCATTCATAATAATACAATATTTAATAATATAATACTAACTATTTCAAAACTGTTTCATTTCCATGAGTTAAATATAATTAGAGCCTGACACTCTAGTCGGCATCGAGTCTAATAGCTCTTGAGTGGTTTATTGCCACAATGATGTCGGCATATAAAAATAACAGGTAAACTAATGTACAATCAAATCTTTACGGGCTCATTGAGTCCAACTGCAGCAATTGCAGTAAACAGAAATCGTCTAAAGTCATATGGCGAAAATGTCTATTTAAAAGACAAAACTCTTTTTGAGATTGAGCTTTTTAATCCAAAAACAACAAAGGTCCTTGCTAAAATCTATCTTGATGGAATAGCTATTTCTAGTGCTGGTGTTGTAATTAACCCAGGACAGAGAGTATTTCTTGAAAGATGGCTTGACGAACCTAGAAAATTTATATTTCAAACGTATGAAATAGATGGTTCGCCAGAGGCAAAGTCAGCAATCTCTGAAAATGGAAAAGTTAGAGTAGAATTCTATGATCAGGTGGTTACTCCTCAATTAAGTATTACTCCTACTACATGGACATATTCTGCATTAACTGATCCAATCTATGGAGGAACTACTCAAAATAATATGACGTATTTTAGCAATACTGATGTTATTGGTCAGAATAGTGCAATAAGATCGGCTTCTTTTAAATCATCTACGCCAGAGGTAACATTAGATAGTTTTGAAACAGGTCGATCTGAAAAAGGAGAGGATTCGGGCCAAAAATTTACAATGGACTCTTCAACATATAATGGTTGGACTTGTAATACTGTCCATATGCAGATCTTACCAGAATCTCAAAAACCAGTTGAAGTATCTGAAATCAGAAATTATTGCACTAATTGTGGAACTCGCCACAAAAAATCGAGTTGGAAGTTCTGCCCAACCTGCGGAACAAAAATCTAAATTTTAAAGTCAGGCTCTAAAAAAGGATCTCGAAAGGGATCCTTTTTTATTTTTAGAGATAAATAAATCTATGAAGAGATATATTAAATTATACGAAAGCTGGATTCACACTGAAAAATATGAACTTGCCTCTAAGTTTAGACGTAAAGTTGATTCAAAGATAAAGATAACTGTTAGTCACGGTAAAATTGAAGAGATAGAAAATGAAGCAAACTATCCTTTTCCATTTTTTAAAGGTCAACCCTTTCAAAAAGCTTTTGTTAGAGGCTGGGCATGTAAAAATGGATTTTACTTAAATGGAGAAGAGCCGTGTCATGTTCCTGAAAAGAAAATCTTTGGTGTAAAGACGAAGGACGTTCCTCATGGTCATGAATGGAGAAGTATTTTTCCAGGAAAATTTAGAGATTAGAGAATTCCCATCTCTTCCAGTAAGACTCTGCATTTAGCCCAATCTACAAAAGGACGACCTGATAAATTAGGATCAACCTTTAACGGAATGCCTAAACAAATATCGTCTATAATTAATTGACCATATGCTTTCGGTGAACTTGTCCAAGCCTTTTGTGTAGGATTCTCCTGAATTCCATAAAGAGGAATATCATTTTTCTCAAACCATTGAATTGCATCTTTTAAATATGCTCCTTGCACACCATTACAGCGCATAGTAAATAGGATCAGTCTATTTCCAGCAAGTACAAGATCTTTTAATACTTCAGGTGCACCAATTTCGTGTCCAACATTTGGAAATTCGTGTGTTGTACACGTTCCATCAAAATCTACTAATATATCCATTTTCCTTAGGTTATTTTACAATAAAAAGGTCTCGATGGAATACCGAGACCTTAATAACTATGCGATCCATTTCCAAGTGGAGTACTCTACCTAATCTTGACATTGCATCGTTAGATGATTCTAGTCTCAAGGAATCAAGTACCTTACCGTTGACTCAATACTATGCATCGTATCGAATACTCTTGGCTGTAAACAGTTTTAGATAAAGGTTCGGCCTTTTATGTCAGTCGCACGACTCGTTATTACCCCAAAACCCCAATTCCGTTCCCCCTAACTATCTTGAATCTATATCAAAATTATAGACTCTCAAGGATTGGTAGCATTTATTGTTTTAACTGTGTCAACATTCAGTCGATAGTCAAAATTATTATACTTCTTTTTTTTAAAAGGTTTAAATTAGTTGATTAGATTCCACTGTGAAAAACTTAAAACGTGTGCAGTATTTTCATTTACTTCACGATAGTCTTTAAATATTTTCGTAGCTTCCTCTCCAGATATTACAAAGGAATTGTCCCATCCTTTTGTTTTTACATATGGAAATTCACTTGATGTAGAGTCAGTAGAGATATCAGTAATATTTCCAGTATTAACCAGCCAATTACCATTTCCCATCTGTTTAGCTAAGGTAACATTATCTCCTTTTTTAATAACTCTGTCGATTTGAAGAGGAGTATTAAATATTGGCTCCTTTAACCAGTGTAACCATTTTCGACCAACTTTAATTTCAATTGCATTTCCATTAAGTACAGAAATCTGTTTTGACTGTATAATAGGTAGTGCTCCCCAAGTATTAAATTTTTCATTTTTTTCAAGTACCCATACTTTATTTGGAGTAATATTCATCTGTTTAGGAATTGACTCAAGACTAAATGTTGATTCTCGATCTGGATCAGGTATTGCATAGAGTGTCTCCTGTCTCTTAACCAAATTTTCATCAAAAAATTTAGAGAGTTGATCCTTAATAGGCTCACCAGAACCAAGATCAAGATTAATTGTAGAAATTCCACCAGGAGTAAGCTCAATTTGATGACGCCTAATTAAATCTTCTTTATCATTAACCCTTATTGAGAATACTCTAGATATTCTCTCAAGTTCAGCCTTTCTACTTGATAACAGATGTTCAATTGATTTATTAATTAGGAAAGATTTATCAGATTTCGATCGACCGTCAGTATTATACAATTTAATTGTAGTAACTTGTGAACCTATTGAAAAAATCCAAAAATATTTACCTGTTCTAAAAATAGGTTTTCTAGTGTCGGTATCTGTTCGCTCATAAACTCTAAATACAGGCTGAGCTTTTTCTCCAGAACTCAAGGTAACTTCGCATTTGCCTAATCGAATAAGTCCAATATTACTTGGATCAATTGTTGTATCTCTAAATACTTTACTCTTATCTGGTGTTGCAATTGCGGATAATACTTCCCTAAAAAAGGTTTGAGCTTGCATAATATCCTGATTTGATGCGTCAATTTTATCACCAGCAAGGTTAGTAAAACCAATTATTTCTAGGTTAGAGAGTCGAGTTTCTACTCTTTCTAGAAAATGAGCTCCGTCTACTCGATTTAATGTAATTGCCTCATTTATGAAAGTTTGAAAATCCTTTAGCAAAATAGCGAATATTTTTTATTATTTATCGAATAAATAATAAAAAAGTCAAAGACATGTCAGACATATTTTGTTCCCCAACCTTTGAATCATTTGCACTATTTGAAGATTCAAACTTAAGCCAAATCGGCCTTCCTAAAGAGATGATCAGAAAAATTCATACTAAAGAAGAGCACTACACTGATACTTACCCTCAAATGGGACATACATATAGATCAAGAGCAGCTATACCAATGTCGTATAAATATTTTATCCCATCAGCTGATGTTGAAATTCCAGAACCTATTAAATTAAGAGGTCGTAAATCACAAAGAAGTCCATTCCAAGATAAAGAGGTTAGAAGTGAATATACTGATTTTGCATGGTATTTACAATCTATTCCATTTGGATCCCTTAGGACCTTTATCATTAATCCAGAAATTGATTTCTTTATGTTCCTATATCATAAACAAGCAAGTAAAGGTGCTACTGGAGAACAATATGCAGTAATGGCATGGGACCCAGAAAGAAAAAAGGTTATTGATTACGGATATTCTGAATTAACAACTAGTGGAGTTGACCGTTCACAATTAAGAGCAGTCCACGATACTAAAGGTGGAAATACAAATGGTAAAATCCAAGAATTTGTTAGAGCAATGACTAGACAAGGTGGAAAAAAATATTCTCCTTCTCTAGAAAAACCGCTCTATGTTTATGCATTACCAGTTACTCCTGAACAGGAGCCTAGAGTAACACGAGAAACTAGAACAGCAGCTAAAGGAGAAACTCTTGCAGCAGATTTCTTAAAAGTTTTCGCAAGTCGTTTTGCAAAAATAGCAGCAAAGGCTAAACCTCAAACTCAAGAAAAATTAATTAATCAAATTGATTCTAATTATTCGTCTAGAGTAAATGATCCTGAATTTAATGAAATGGCTCAAGCAATTGGTTCAGATCCAGGTAGAACACAAACTTGGTTATTTTCTAAGTTTAGAGACTTTAGAAAAGAACTTTTTGAAGAGGGTAGAGGTAGAGTTCAAGGAGCACCTAGTGCGTATACTAAAACTTCTGGTTTTGAATTAGAGAAAGAAAATCAGCAAGCCAGTTCAAGAGGAGTATCATATTCTTCAGCATATTCAGTAAGTAAGAAAAAATTTAGTCCAGACGAAGAGGGTGAAGATCCTGAAACTGGATTTAGAGAAGCTCAACCAGAAAAATACAAGAGAGAATTGCCAATTGCTGGAAATTATGCATCTATTCCAAGTATTATCGGTACTCATACACTTGACGGAGCAATTGATAAATTCGCAGCATTCCTAGTTACTGGTAAAATTAAAACACCAGAAATAAGTATTGCTGGACTATTGGGTATCACTATGGACGATACCGATAATGAATTTAAAAGATCATCTGCGGCTAAAGGAAAAACGTCAGGTAACTGGTTATTTTAATAATGAAACATGTACTCTCAATTATTAATTGGACTCACCTAAATGAAAGTGAAGTTGCAGTTGAACCAGCCGATATTACAGCAGACGAACTTAAAAAAGCGTCACTTGTAGTTAATGGTCTTATTAAACGTGGATTTACTAAAACTGAGGCAATCAGTTTAGCTGGAAATATGTCAGTTGAGTCAAGATTTAAGACTGATGCGACTGATGGTAGAGCAGTAGGTTTATGTCAATGGCAAGGTGAACGATTGACTGCATTAAAATCTTTCGCTAAAGCAAAAGGAAAAGCTCATACTGATCTTGAATTACAATTAGATTTTATCAAGTATGAAATGAAAGATTATTACTTGCAATATATTCAAGGAGTCCCTAAGGAATTAGTATACGTTAATTCTGGAACCGTTTCTGCACCAAAATATATTAAGACTCGAAAAGAATTGACTAATACTCAAGCTATTTCTAGAGATTTTGCAACAAGTCTAGGCAGTGCAACTAGTATTAGTTCCTTAACTAAAGAATTATGTAATCGAGTATTTAAACCTCAAGCTTCAGTTTCTCATATTGAAAGAAGAGTTGCTAATGCACTAAAGATAAGTAAAGAGATTGCTTAATCTTCAATCGAGATTCCTTTCTCTTGGCGATACATTAATTCCATTTTGTAAAACTTACTAGACTGACTTAGTTCAAGCCCACGTTCTTCATTGTATGTAATACATGCAAGTAACCAAGCGTCACTCATTTTAGAGATTGGAACCCAAGTAAGAGGTTCAGTGCCGTCTTTACCTCGACCTCCACGGTGAACATTTTCACGAATAATTTCAAATGGAGCATCTGAATAGATAGTTAGCTCTTCGTATGGTGCCTCTTCATGCATATTACGTCGTAAGTATTCAGTTCCACCATCTACCATGTATTGTAGTCCATTCGCATCAGTATATGTCACATAGTCATGACGATGCATTGATTTTAGAATGGTACCGTCTGGTGTTTTGATTTGATTTAAGATAATTTGTCTATCTTCCATTTTATTTAAGTTTTATATTTATTAGAACCACTGATGTACGTTAACTCCTTGCAACTCAATGATATTTATTAATTTATTTTTTGTTGCAACACTTTCTTCTGGCATAAATCTTTCATGAAATTCAACATAGAGCTCATTAATTTTTGAGATTGTATTTTTTTCAATTAGATCACGAAGAACTCTAAATTCACTACCTTCAATATCTAGTTTACAGATAATAAACGAATCATCGGGTAAGTTTTCTATAAAATTACTAAAAGAGATAGATTCTACTTCTATTTTATTTTCATAACCTGGGTGAATAAAACCGATTCCTTCAATTGATGATCCCCATCCATCAATATTAGATAGTCCATCATGAGGTGAACCTGAACCACTAGTTATGTGGTTTTCTTGATTAAATATAATTGTCCCATCTTCAATCCAAACTGCTTTTTCATGAGGGGTGACTTGAATAGATAATGATTTAATTCGTTCTTTAATATTACATGCCGGATTTGCTTCAAACGTATGTACTTCAAATTCATTAGTAAGGATTCCTTTATTTATAAAGTTATGTAATCCTTCACAAAGATGCGTACCGCAATCTAAAAATATTTTTTTCATATTAAAATTTTAATTATTGAAGTTTAATATTATATTTTACTTCAATTTGTTCTTTGGTTCCGAATTCGACGTTACCAATAGAATATTCATAGGCATCCTCGTGTACTGCCATATACATATCCTTAAATCCAGTTTTAATTACATGAATTAATTCTGGCTCTTCTCCAAGTTGAAAACATTGAGTTGTACTTGGTATTTCTTTCCAATTTGTCATAGGGTTTTTAATAAGATTCCGATTGAAACGTTTGCTATTACTGCAATCCAATAAAAGATTGATTTTATCTTGAATGCAGTTTGATTATGTTCACCGTTTACTACAGTAGATGTTGAAAAGATCCAGCATCCAATATTCACAACAAGTAGGACAATGATAAGAAAAAAAGCTATCATGGCTCAATAGTAGTTAAATGTAAAACGTATTCTGAGTTCTTGGTCTTAAAGTGAATCTTACGATACTCTTTAGATTTTTTATCTTCGATAATTTCAGTAACTCCAGTAGTCATCCAACCAAATCCTGAAGCTGAAGGTAACCCTTCAATATCTGGATTAATTGTATATGGATCTAAACACAAACTGTAGCCTACTTGAGGTTCAGTATGAACTGCTTTACCTCGACCATCATCAGTCCATTCAATCCATACTAATTTATTTCCAATGTTACTGCGACCGTCTCCAATTCTCTGAAGAAAAATAGGACGATTACAGACATCACATTTATTGCAAACTATATCGAATAATTTTTTGCGATGTTGAGTTGGCTTAGCACAAGTATGACAATAAACTTTCATTATTATTTTGTCTCTTTAATTATGTAGCTACCTTCCATTACTCCCCAATTAGACTCTTCATTAAAAGTATAAGTCTCAGGAAATTCATCCTTCCTCATAGGGCGAGTGATATACCATAACTCAGCATCTTTCCAAGTTACATTTACTAGTTTTTGACCAGCAGGCAAGGTCAAGTAAGCAGTTCCGCCCCAATTTTTTGCCTTTGAATTTTCAGTACATGAAGCTAATGAAATAGCAACAAGTGAGATAATAATTAATTTTTTCATATTACTATAATACTATAATTAGTTGATGATTAAAATTATTTTGTTAATAATTTATTATTAAAATCTTAAGTCCTTTTTCTTTAGCTAAGTTAATCATATGAGAGGTTCCTCTACTTACTCCATCCCAAAATGCAATTAGAGCTCCAGCATAATTTGCCATCTCGGCATTTCTGCGATACCCTGCGCTCTTACCATATTTGTCCCAATCTGCAGGGAATTGTTTAATCTGGTGCCCTCTTTCGTTAGCGTATCGTTCTCCTAACCTGTCTGCTCCTTTAGCCGCTCCACTTACTATCTCAACAGTTGAGTAATCTTTAAACACACGGTCACAAACCTCTACTAATTTATCCCAATCTTGAAAGTCTCTACCGCCTGCGATAATTACCTTAATCATTAGTTCCAACCATCTTCTACTTTTTCTCCAAGAAATTTCATAGCTGACGTGCATAACTCTAGGCCTAGTAATTGGTTGCCTGAAGGTTCATCCATATATTTTCTAGAATATTCACTAGCTATTGCTCTCCAAGTATAACCCTCATTTACTCTAAGGTTCTTAATAAAGTTTGCCTGTTCTTCATTTAATTCATCAGTGTTATAAAAATTATCCATTACTCTTTGTTTTTAACCCAAAAAAGAGCTTGCGATTAGCAAGCTCTTCAGTATTTGAAAATAATTTATATTATTTTGATTCAGATGATTTGTCTCCAGTAAGAGAGCTAAGCATTCCCATTAGATTTTTACCTTCTTCTGTTTGCTTTAATCCTTCAACTAAACCGTTTAGTTGAGATGCACCCTTTGATGTAAATAAATCAGATAGTTTACCGATTCCTGAATGAACATCTCCACTGTTAACTAATAATTTAAGATCAGCTGATGCAAGAGCCTTAGCCATTGATTCGTATTGCGCAACACCAATTATTTGGCTAACTTCTACCTCCTTAACTCGAATTAAGTATTCTTGATAAGGTTTATTTTCACCAATTTCTTTTGCAAGAGTAGTTTGTGCAGTTACTCCAGCTAATTCCATTGCTTTTCGAGATTCAGCTTCAGAAATACCTTTTGCTTTAATAATTTCAGCTTCAGCCGTACCGACAGTTTTAACTGCTTCAGCCTCTTTGCGTTTAACTTCTAATGCAGCCGCTGCATCTGTTTCAACTCTATACTTATCAGCTTGTGCTCGGATTTCCATTTTTTGTTTCTCCTGCTCAGCAATAATAATTTCTCGCTCTTTATTAATCTCAGCCTCTTTGACTTGATTAACTTTGATTACTTCCATTTGTTGTTCAGCAGTCGCTCTCTCAGCTTGTGCAATATCAGATATTGACGCTTGTTGAGCAATACCTGCCTTTTTAGAAGCTTCAGCTTTAGCAATACCGATAGCTTGTTGAGATTGCGCTTGTGCTTCTCCAGCAATTCTTTCTGTTTCTGCTTTAGTTACATCAACTTCTTGACGAGCCATAAGTTCAGCTTGCTGTGCCAATTTAGTATTCTTAGCTACTTCTGTTCGAGATTCCATATCAATAGCAGACATTCTTTTTGCCATGATTTGCTGAATTGCATGTGATCCATCAGCATCTCGAACATCCATTAATTCGATACTTTTAATTGCTTCAACTCCCCAATTTTGAAGGTCAGCATTCACCGCCTCAGTAAACTGTCGTCCAAATATAGACCGTTCCTCCATAATTTCTTCTAATTTAGATTTAGCAAGAATAGAACGAACTGCACCTTGAACTACGTTTTCTAATTGAATTTTAAGTTCTTCAAATGATTCTACTTTTTCAGCAGCAACGTTAGTGTCAGATATATGAAAGAATGCTTTAACATCAACTACGAAAGGTACGCGATCTTTATCATATGCTTCATATCGTTTTAACTCAATATCAAAATTAGATACTGGAAGGACTCTAACTGTTACACCAAGTTTAGGTAACCATCCTGGCCATTCATAGTAAACGTTTGATTCTTTTTTAGTTCCATAGGATACTGTTTGGTTTCCTCTCTGTACAATGTGAACTACATTGGTTGGTACAATTCTCCTAAGAGAAAGGACATAAATTACAATAATTGCTCCGATTAGAGCTGGCACAGCATAAAGTGCGATAGACATAATTTGTGTTAACATATTTAATTTAATTTAATTGATTACTTGATTATTATACTATTATTCTGCAAATGATAAAATCTTTTTTGTATATTCGATTAAATCTGACCATATTCCTTTAAAAGTTATTGCTCGGACTTTTCGATTATCAATCCAGATATATTCTTCGCCATCTTTGATTCTAGGTTTATCCATTACTAATGAGTGATATTGAAAACCTTCACGACGAAGCCATAATTCAGTGACTTCACGGTCTTTAGACTCTCGAGCAGTAAAAAAGTGGAGTTGTGCTCCACTTTCATACCATTGATTACATTTTTCAATTGCACCAGGCAAAGGTTTAGCTGAAGGGTATAGGTGAGAATCCTCATTCTTAATATCTTCACAAATAGTGCCGTCAATATCAATTAGTAATATAAACTCTTTCATTATTTAGATTTGTGAAAGTAAACGGATTCTATCTCTAATTTCAGTTAACGTTACTTGATTGTAAAATTTACCATCTTCATAGATAGTCTGTAATAGTCCACCCTCTTCTTGTTCGTGAGTACACTGTACATTAACTTCAAGTTGATCTTTACCATCATACTTAAGTTCGTATGGTAAAGCATCAGGTCGGTTATTGAATACTTGACACATACCTTTTAATGATTTTTTAGTACCATCATCAGTTGCTGGGTCTTTATAGATATCGTATTCAACTCCATCTGCCATGAACCACGAACCTTTTACTGCAATACCGAAAGTATCTCTAGTATTATATTGATAAGTATAAGAACCAACACCTAAAACAATATTTGTTGCAGCGAAGTTTTTATTAGCTAATCTTTCATAAATTTGAACTTGTCTCTTTAAGGTAATTGAATCACCATAGATTGCTCCAATATGAGAATCAAGAACTCGGTAGCCTTCTTTAGATACAGTTCCACCAAAGATATCCCAAAGTAATTCAATAACACCTTTAAATTCATGTAAATTTTCTTTTTTACCTTTACCATTTATACCATTTTCAAAGTGATTATAATTATCTAAAGATGTTGCGTTTTCCCCTAAATAAGCAGGAATTTTATATCCACAAATAATATCAACAGGATCACCAGAGTCAGGACGAATTACTAATTTACCATCACGAGCCATAATTTGCTCTTTTAAACGAGGTAAAATCTCAGTAATTACTCGGAATAGGTCAAACGTATCTGAAACTACTGAAAGGATTCCAGCTGGGAAAATTCTTAACCATTCTCTTAAGTTTGCCCATTCAGCAATAGCCATTAAATCTGGATTTTCGCGAGTAGATTTGGTTGCTGGTACATCAAAAGAATAATATTCATCAATTAAGTGTTGACCTAATCCAGACTTCAACATATTTTGGTAATAAAATATACCTGTACAAGTTACACTATGCTCTGATGCATTTACTGAAGCAATACATACTTCATCTTCACCAACTCCATAGAAATAACGAGCAGCATCAATTACGATTAGGGTATCTGAACCAATAAATGACATTGTGTGAGCTAAACCAGAAGAAATTGTTGAAAATGGGTCCAATCCTCTTGCTGAGAAATCATGACATGCATAATCAATAAACCATGCATTCTCTGAGTCAGTTTTCATTACCCAATGAGTGGCATTTCTTCTGTATTGTAATGCAATAGTTGCATTTGTTGTACCTTTCCATGAAAGACTTGATACTGGAGTTTCAAGATATAGAGTAAGCCATGCAAATCCTGGAACAGTATTAACAAATGTTTGGTGTGGAATATTTGGATTAGTTTCAATTCCTTCAGGTAAAGCCTTTACCCTAATTGGTAAATAACCTAATTTGTGTAAAGCTTCAAAATGTTCACCATTAAATGGTAATCCAAGATATTTTGACATATCTCTACCAAATTTTTGAGCAACCTCAATAGGTTGATTGAAGAATCCTTCTTCAAATTGGTCATGCAACCACATCCAAGCTAATTGCTGTTCAGCGGATAGTATTTTAGTTATACCTTCTGGTGCATGTTTTAAACTTCGTGGAATCAAAGTACCATATAGGTAATCGGTACCTGGAGCAAGCATTGCTCTATGCCCAATTTTATAGCCATCTGTTAAGGCTAGTGGATTTGGTCTAAACATATTTATTTTTTATAGATTACTACAGTTATTGTACACAAATAAAGTTCAGCTTTAATAATTTGCTCGATTTTTTTCCAGTCCCCACCTGCAAGACCTGCACCAATTTGAGGTAAGCCAATATGCTTAAATTGAAAGTCTGAATTTATTTTTCTCATACATAGAGTAAAAGCTTCATAATCAAATGGTGCAATTGCTCCATCTTTATGATTACGACCGTAGTTATATTGAGTATATGCATTTACAACAATTAACTCAGGCTCATTACGATTATTTTTTGCATCTACTAGTGACCAGATAGCATTTTCACCAAGCACAAGAGTTTGGTAATCAATATTACCGAGTTTATTAATATCTCTACCCCAAGTTTCCATTGCAAATCGGTCACATCCAAATGCTTTTGCCATTTGTGGAGCAATTCCAGCTCCCATTGTACTCATACAATTGCAGCCGTGTACTATTACATCAAATTTGCCCTCTTTAGCTAATTCGATTAAATCGCCGTCGATATAATTAATTTCAGTTTCCATCTGTATCTTCTATTGAAATGATTATTGTTCTCTCGATTGGATAACAGCATACTAGTTTATTATCTGCATAGAATGCATAGTAGCCACTAGAAGTACCGCTAAAGTTTTCTGCAAAAATAGTATATCGATCTACTCGATCTCCAGTCATTACGTTTAATTGAAATTTTTTCATAATATAATTTTTTCAATTACTTTTGAAGTTGATTGGTTAATTACTGTATGTTGAAATCTTTCATAAAATTTATGATCGTCTGATTCAAATACATGAATATAGTATCCATGTTTCTGTAATTCTAAAATATCCTCCTTTGGAAACCATGCATATAATTCTTCTAATGAAGGAACGACTGATATAAAACCAACTAATTCTTCATCAAAATCCATTGCAAGGTCTCGATTTTTACAGAAATCAAATCGATGGTGGATATTTCCAGTAAATGCTCCATCGAAGCTATACCATAATCCTTGTTGTGTTTCTTCGTTAGAAACTCGATAGAACTTTTTCATTCCTCTTTATTTTTTAGAAAATCTCCATCTGCATCACAATGAGCTGGCGGATATCCATGTTTACGAATACTTAGGTGTCTCCAAAAACGGTTCCATACTCTAAATAAAAAGTTTAGGGGCACTGAGATTAGGATGAGTACTCCAATAAAAGTCCAGAAAGATCTGAACGTGAACTCTAAAAAATCCATCATATTAATTCTTTATTTTTAATATCTTCTAATAATTCAATTAGTGTTGAGTAATTTGGAATTCCATACCTCTCACAAACAATATCAACATTACCTTTTTTCCAAAAACCAGTAGGACAACATACTAATATTTTCCCAGAATCTGCAAATTTACCAAATTCAAGTAGAGAGATTGGTGATTTTGTGTCTGGAGAAAAATACATGATTATCATGTCAGACTTTTCTAGTGCATTTAATTCCCAATTTACCTGTTGATAGAATTGCGGGCTCATTGCGTCTTGAGACCAACTTGAGTCCCAAGCATCTCGTCGAGGATTAAGGATAACTATCTCTCTTGGATAGTGTTTAAAAAAATTCTCAACTTGAGTTTGCCAGTCTTCGGCAATTCCCATTTCAATACTGCCTGCTAAAAATATTGATCGAATATTTGCGCCAGTCTTGCTTATTAGATGGGGAGGTTTAATGATTATCATAAGAACACATTAAATTGATTTAAGAATCCTTCACGAACAGTGTAGTCTGAGTATTCTTCAACTCGAATATCTTTGACACTATTTGTACAATATACTCTATCAAAATACTTAGAAAGTTCAAGCAGCCCAGCTGAAAATATTCCATGTGTTACAATCAAGTAAATTTTATCATTAAATATTGATCTAGGTCTCTGTTCAAGAATTGCTTTAGCTACTTCAATAAAGGTTCGACCGCCATCACAGATATCGTCGATTATTACAAAGTTTTTATCACCGTCTCCATTTATTTTAGGTATTTCAGTATGTAGTATTTTACCAGTTTTCAAGTCTCTAACCTTTGATGCAGTTACAACATTTTGAATATCAAAATGCTTAGCTACTCCATATATTTTCTTTAGTGCACCTGCATCTGGTGAGATAATACACATTTTTTCTCGAGCAGTATTAGTATTATCAATTGCAGTAAGAGCAGCTTTCACTAGACTGTGGTTATCAATCTTCTCTAGTCGATCAATACATGCCTCAATAACGTCAGAATGAGGATCTAGGACTAAAACTCCTTTATAATGTTGTGCATTAATAATTGGAGCAACAACATCCTTAATGTAATTAATTGAGCCTACTTCAAACTTGCGATCACTACGTCCACCTAGGAAATATGGAATATAGAGAAAAATATCGGTCATTCCTAGATTCTTTAATGCAGCAGTTGCACAAAGAATAAGTTCAAGATCCTTAAAGCTAGTAAACTTTGAATAGATTTTAATTGCAATTTCAGAACCTACATTTGAAATTATTTTAATTGACTGTTGACCATCAGGAAATTGTGTTTTCTCGAACTTAATATCTGATTTTTCAGGATAGACTAGATTAAGTGTGCTAATTTTTGACATCTTAGTTGCGAGTTTTAATTAATTCAGAAACTACCTTTTTATCTGCCGGTATATTAGCAAAAGCCTTCATGATATCTCCCATTTGAGTGATGCCAGAACCATAGAGCTCGTCCAATTTAGCAGAGATTTGTTCACGAGAAAGTTGTTTAGGTAGGTAAGATTCAATAATGCTTAATTCAATTTTTGCAAAATCTTTAAGTTCACCATCTTCAAGTTTGCTGATAGTTTCGCGCGAAGACTTTGCAGCTTGATTAAGTATTTCTAATACTTTATCATCTGGCATATTTTCAACCATTAAGTTTTTTTCACCCAATTGAATTCCACCCTTAATTACTGAAAGTAAATTCTTTTTGACAGTATCTCTCTCCTTGAAAGCAGTCATGTAATCTTTATTGATTTGATCCTTTAACATTATGTTTATTTTATTTTTTCTATTTTAATTACTGACCCTTGTCCATGCATTACCTGAATCACATAGGATCCAATATAATACAGTTCACCAGTGAAAGCATTTACATATTTTAAATCCTCACATGGAGTGCAATATTTTCGAGCGTAGCCTAATGCTACCCATAGTAGGGTCTCACGAGGTTCATATCCTAATCGATACTCTCGACAAACGTACTCGTCAGAATCATATTTAGTAATAATTTTTTCAAGAACTTCACCAAGTCGACCTTCAGAATACTTTTTAAATCTTTCTACTTGTCGATCACGATAATCGTCATCCTGTTTAATTTTTTGGCGAAATTCCTCAATTGATCTTTGGCCCTCTTCAGTTTCTAAAAAAGCTGTTAAGTTGTCTAGTATGCTAGCTGCAGTATTCATAATTCTAGGTGTTTCTTAGCGTTATCTAAATATCCTTGTATATTTTTCTTTCCTACTGGATTTGCAGAGTGTACCCAATATTCTGGTAATTTGAATCCATTATCTAAGCAGTATTCAACTAACCATTTTGCACAATCAAGTCCAGTTTCCTCTACTCCAAGCTGATCGGCAGTTAAGTCATTCCAATCATCAAAATCGACTTCATAATGAACATCTGCTAAATCATGATCAAATGATACTATTTCTGGGAGACCATTAAACTTTATCCACTTACAAAATTCAGGATAGTTTTTTACAATTGCCCAATCGTCTTCCCAATAGAGAGCAGGATTTGGAACAAGGTAACATGCATCCTTAGGTTGTCTAATATCGTCTAGGAATAGTTTCATCTGTATTTTTCCATTTGTTTTCTGATCTTCTCAGCAAGTTCATAATTTTCTGTTTCAATTGCCTGCTTTAGGTAGACTTGGCACTCAATTTCACTTAATAATTCAATAGCTTTGCCGTCTACTTGACCACTAATATTTTTACGTCGGCCTAGTCCTGGTGCAAAGCCTGGCTCTTTTCCCATTGCCTTTTCACAGGCTTGGTGATTTCTTCGCCATATAGCTGACTTATTATAGTGAAAATCAATCCACTTAATTTTATGTGTGACTCCATCTTTTTCAATATATATGCTATTCTTTTCCCAGCCTAATAGTGTAAATAGATTATTATCCGTTTTAGTAATAGAGACATTATCTCCAACTTGCCAATCAGAATATTCTTTAACTCTTAAAAAGATAATAACCCTGTCTGTAATAATGATGCCTGCGGTTACGGATAAGGCAATTCCACCGATAATATAGCCTATCATGATTTTTGTTTTTGAAGTACTACTGCAAAATTACCTCTCATATAAGAGGATGATCCTGCTGAAACTCGTTGAGCTGTGACAGAAACTATTTCCCAACCTTTGTCTAACCATTCATTGACATCACGCGGATTATCAACTATTAAAAATTTTTGTTCTTTCATTTTATTTACTTTCAAAAAGTTCAATTAGGTATGCAAATAGTGGAGTAAGTTCATGAGCGCCAGAGCCGGTCCAGCCTAATTTCTCCATAAAATTGTCGTTTTCTTTCCTATACATTTCAAACATTCTAGAACCACTCATTTTTGAGTATTGAACATTTGCAATACGATCACATAATTTTACAAAGACTGCCCCTGGTTGATTACGAATTCCTTCATAATACTTATCGTTTGCACGCTCTGCTCTATTTTTTCCTTTCTCATTACTCACAGCATAGATAATATCAGCTGCACATTCGCCAAGCTCTTCTTTAACATTGTTGTATGAAACTCGAGTGTCCTCAATAAGATCATGTCCCCAGCAAGCCAAACAAACGTTTGCTTGGTTATCAATTATTCCATGATGATTTGAAAGAAGATGCTTAAATCTATTATATGTTTCAACTACCATTCTTAAATGGAATTCATACGGCAAATATTTGTCGTACATATGATTCGTGTCTCTATGTTGCTCGATAACCCAATCAACTTTTGATTTTAACTTTTCCATACTTATATTATACTAAAATTTTTGATTAATTAACTCGAGCTAGCCAAATAGTTTTAGGAAATTCACCAAATACAAATTTAGTGACATCACAAAGCCATACTTGAAGATGAAGAGTGATTCCTTGATATTCTAACATTAAATATGTTGAGCCTTCTCCTAACTCTGGAGTCTCATTTAAAAAGACTAGGGAATCTGAACCATTGAAATTACTAGTAGAAAGAAGTACTCTAACTTCGCCTTCTCCTTGAGAAAGTATATTTAACATAGTGTCTGCTCCCATTACCATTTCAAGTGCACTCTTTGGGCCATCCCATTCAGGTAGATCAACATACCATTCATGAGTACTCTCTTGATAAAATCTAAATTCTCGTATCATTTTCGATTTTTAATTTCTTCTTTTCTTTCGGTATGATGGTGATCGCATAGAGTAAGCATCCAGCCAATATCTTTACGTAATTCGCCAACGGTTCCGCATTTTTCACAGGTATCATAGCTATCCCTTTCAGCTTTTGTAATTCTATCATAGATTTCATCACTGCCTTCATTGATATAGAATCGAAGGCCACCAAATTTTTCTTTAACTTGACATATTTGTTTATTCCAGCCAAGCACAATTAGATCCTGGATTAATTCCTGAATAAGAGGATACCATCCACTAGAACAATCAAAAAAATTAGAAGAAGTGATTTTAGGGCGATCTGGATAGAAACCATTTTCTAGCCCACCGATTGATTCAAGATAGACATCAAGTTGAGTAGTACTATTCATATTACGTAATAATTTATAATAATATACTCAAATTATCTAAATTAAGAAATAAAGTTTGAATGTTTTTCCTGGATAAAATATAAAAGATTTCCGCTTCCATCAATATCTTTAGCAAGTCCAAAAGTATCTTCAAACTCATAATCTCCCAAGTAAATATTATCAACATCAGTATCAGCACTTGTAATCTCAGTCTCGCTATATGGTGGAGTGTATCTATCCCCTGGATCATACTCACTGGTATACTTAAATTCAGTAACTAATTCAACGGTTACTACAAATCGGCGAAGATCAAGAGCCTTAAGTTTTTCATCAAGTTCAGGTCGACCAACATAGAGACAATCTAACTCAATATCCCAACCAGTTGTGCCAGAACCACGATCTTCATCATGAGCATTGTTATTATTGATTGAATCCATTAGAGGATCTTCAGGTATCTTCCAATCTAATAGAATAACATTTTTGCCATCTTTAAAAATGGAATCAAAGGTATCAGATAAAACCGTTGTATATAATGGATCAGCTGAAATATCAGAGTCAGCTGACTCTAAAATATAATTAGATTGTAAAATGTCATATTTAACTGCATCAAGAGCATCAGGCAAATTAGTATGCTTTAGTGTCTTCCAATGGTATGGAGTCTTGTTATTATTACGAACAACACTAAGTTTGCCTGGCGATTTAAAATTAAGTGCAGCCTTTAGTGAAGCTTCATCTCGCCAATCAATTTTTACTCCCTTTAATCGATCTCCATCCTTGATAATTCTATAAAAGGTATCAGATAAGAAGAGCATAGTTGCTCCAGGACGAGGTTCAATCCACGTATTAACATGGGTTGCATATAGCATAGGTTCACCAGATTTTCCTCTAGGTTTACCTTTAACCAAAACAATTCCATGTTGTTTCATCGACTCATTAATGGCTTCAAAAGATTTAACGTATGTTTTCATATTAATATTTATCTCACAAAAAACGGGAGTAATTACTCCCGTTTATTTTTACTACTTATGGACTAATAGTTTACTCAAACTGTTGCTTTTTCCAGTTTAGCATAGTATTCTTGTGCAGCTTTTGCAGTTAACTCAAGTCGAGTTTGATTCCAACGAACGGCTCTAAGTTTTTTATTAATATCGTGACCATATCCTTTGTACCACATTGAATTTGAAGCAATCGACCAATTTGGATGCAGTTTACGTTTAAGTAGAGACTTTCCATAGGTATCGGCCTCACCAGTATAATAGCCAAGGTTAATTGGAATAACTTCACCATCTTTAATAAAGACGTATTTTTCAAGTCTAGTCAAGTAGACTACTGCTTGCCAATGGTTACCATCTTCTGATTCAAAGAAATGTTGCGCTGACTTTTGAAGGTAAGTCATAACCTCTTTTTTGTTTTGTTCACTTGTTTTCATAATCATTTATTATTTTTAAGATTTGTTTGCCTCGTGAGGAGATGGCTTTCCATTTAATTTTAAAGCTTGTGCTTTCAATTCCACCAAACATAGTTGAGTTAGAGTGGATTTCAGCGAGTCCAATTAGTCTTCATGATTGCAGATTTTTTAAGGATAGAGAAAGATGAGATAACTTTTTACGAACTTCAGGAGTGCCTAGAAGACAAACAGAGGTCCATTGATCTACATCAGGTTCAAAGAACTTGGATGCTGGTGTTACTTGAGAATAACGATCGAAAAGTTTTAGTAATTTTTCTTCTGATTCTACAGAAAGACAGATGATTGAGTTTGAATCTCCTTTCCATTCTAGGAAAGCATCTGGATGCTGATGGGCAAAGTCAGCGATTGCATGCGTTGATTGCACGACTTGATAGCCAGGAGTAATGTCGCCTCTAGTTAGAACGACTAATTTTGTTTCGGAGTACTTGTTAATCTACTTCATTTTACTTTGTTTTTATTATTTATACTATTTGTTTTTAAAAAGTTTTTGTAGTCAGGACAGGATTCGAACCTGTAAGGGATTCTGAGTCGTTACTTCCTCTCGGTGTTCATCCCTAGTTTATTTCAACTTGCGTATACCAATTTAGCCACCTGACTAAATTTATCTTATATAAGTTTCATTTTTTTCTAAATCTATAATTAGAGTTTCACAACCACTAAATACCCAGTCATCATCTAATTCATCAAAATTATATTTGAATCGGATATTTTTAAAACATGATACGAGTTCTTTCAATTCTCCTTCTTCAATATTTCTATATCTTGAATAGCCTTCATATTTTGAAGTTTTATATTGTGTAAATTCAATAGCTGTCGGTAATAGGGAATGTATGAATTTCTCAATATTTTCTGAATCCTCTAACATCTCTTCGTCACAAAAATTTTTTGTTTTTATTGTTAGTAATGTTATTTTTCCGATCCACTCCCATACACAATTAAAATCAGTGTCGTTATGAACCACCATTATCTTTTTTATTTCTGGTTTTCTCATAGTATTTAAACTTTTGTAGTCAGAACAGGATTCGAACCTGTAAGAGGAACCACTGTCAACACTCTCGGTGGTTCATGTCGGGCTCGAACCGACGACCGTAGGGTTTAGAATCCTCTGCTCTACCGCTGAGCTAATGAACCATTTATAAAATTATAATACTTAATTTAAGTGAACTATTAAAAAATATTGTAATTTTCAGTCTTGTATTCAAGAAGTAATAATTCTACGAATTCATCATCAGATGGGTATGGTGAGACTTCCATAAGATTAATATTTACTTGCTTAATCGTCCTAAGCTCTTTTTCAAGAGTTGGAGAAGTTTTTAAATATGACTTAATGATTTGACATGATATATCAGAATCAAGAATTCTTAGAATTGCTTTAAATCTTTCCTTAAGGTCATATTTAAGAAGATCTTCTACCATACTTCATAGTTTTCACCAACTTTATCTTCAACATAGATTACCATCTCTGGGCTAATTGACCACTGTGAATCTCTACCACGAGTTGGACTGATTCCATATCTACGAATGGTGCAAGCCATACCATCACAAGCAGGTCTACCATGACAATCAAGAAATTCCGGTTTAATTTCTTGGCCTAATAGATAATCCATTTCTCCTGAGCTATTCCATTTTTTAGGGACCTTTTCTCTCCAGGATTTACCGTATTCTTTAGCAAATTCCTCTTTTGTTTTAAATCTCCACATAGTTAATAAATTTGGTAATTATTAATTTCTATTTTAGAGTCAGTCTGATAAAAATCACTATATTCTATTCTTCCTCTGCATGACTTAGGAATATCAGATGCCGTATCATCAGTTTTGACGCGACCATCCTCAATATAGATATATTTCCAGCGGTATGCTGTACAAAAATCAGTTGTTCCGGTTTCAGATAAAATAATAGAGACTTCACTAAAAAAATCAGAATCTGACATGTCTGAATAATTAGAAAATCGAATAGCTGCTTTACCGCTCTTAAAAAGTTCAATCTTTTCTTGGTCAAATAATCTTACTTGATCATCATTACAATATTGCCACTCTTTGTCAGTTTGTCTAAGTGGGCTTCCATCATAGTGAATGTCACCACGCGAACCGTCAGTGAATGTAACATTGCCGCTCATTGAATATTTAGAAATTGTCTTAATTTCACCAGTAGATATGTGTTTAACTTTTCTTCCTATCATTGTTAATAGATTTGATAAATTGAAGTAGTTACTATTTTTTCCTTTTTTGGTTTACTTGTTACTTTAAAGAAACCTTCCTTTTCATATCGATCAATCTCTTCAGGTGTTGCATATCTCCATTGACTAGTATCACATGAATACGATTCATTATCTTCTGTCTTGTTATCAGGATACCTTGGTGTTGATTCTGGACAGACTGATCTACTGTCTTTAAATTGTTTAAAACAATAATCCTTCCAAGAATTACTATAACTGCTGTCATCTAAAACAACTACATATTCGTTAGCTAATATCATAATTAATATATTTGGTAATTTGATGTAACCCCAGTAGAATTCTTTAGAGTAGTATATTGCTCAAAGGTTAATGTGTAATCATATGGATATTCTACATCATCCCAATCAAAATTACCTGATCGATTTATTCCAATTACTTCCCAGTTACGTTTGAAATAGTCAGATTCCTCTACTCGGTCTTCTGATAAGTGACTTAGGATATCTACTACTTCATCATCTTCACAATCATCAAGTCGGATACAATATGATGAAGGCAAAGTGCTCAATTGATCTTCTTTTTCAAGAATGTCAAGAGCTTCCTCGACAGTATATAGAATATAATTATCATCAAACTCTCTTAATGAGACTATTTCATCACCACTACTAATTCCATGATAGTCATATTCATAATCATACTGTGACCAAGAGGTTACGGTTTCCATTAGTCTAATTAAGTCGTCCCAACGAGGATGGCTTATTTTTTGAACAAGGAAAGAGTCTATATTTTTTTTAACAGATACCATATTTAATAAATTTCGTAATTAGTAATTTTATTTGGACAATCAGTTACTTTGACTGGGCCATCATTTTTATCGTATGCTTCTATTTCCTGAGGAGTAGCATATCTCCAATCAACACCTTCGCCAAATTCATGACTGTCGGACCAACTAGAAGTTGACCGACCAGTATTTGGGCAATACTCTGGTCTTACGTAGTTATCAGTTATTCTCTGTTGTAATACCCAGCCATTCCAATTATTGGTTTCCGAGCGGTCGGTTAATGGAACGATATACTCTCCTTTTTGAATTGTGTTTGACATTAGTTAATAAATTTCGTAATTAGTAGCGTTAATTGGTTTAATTGATGTAACATCAAATGGCTTACCTAGTCGATCATACTCTTCTATTTCCTGAGGAGTAGCGTATCTCCAGTCAGTTAATCGATCCCCTGAATTAAATGTTAAACCACAATTTGAATTTGTTGAATTTCCTTCAAGATCAATATCTGGCAAAAGATATGCAGAATCGACTCTCTGTTTAAAACAGTAATTTTCCTTTGCGCAAGAGGTATCAAACAACCCAGATCGATTAATAGTTACTGTAACAATATAGTCATTTTCTTTAAACATATTCTTTATTTTTGTGATTGAGACAGGATTCGAACCTGTATTCTTAGTAACACCTCGTGAACTACTGTTGCCATTCAGTCACTCAACCATAAAAAAGGGAGACCTGTTGATCTCCCTTTCTGTGTGATAGACGATTATTGTCCTTGTAAGAAAGAAGCCATTTCGTTTAACAACATTGCCTTTTGATCTTCTTCCGAAAGGAACTTTTGGAATTTCTCTTTGTAAGAGTTTAATTTGTCCAAAGTCTCTTTGTGAGTAAGGATGTTGATACGTAGTGTAATGTCTTGTTTCCAATCTGAAACACTACCGCCGCTGATTTCAAATACTGGAAATGTTGTAATTCCCAATTCTGATGCTGCATCATTGTACGCAGCTCCACGACCTCTAACAGAAGAGAAAGCTTTGATTAGGTTTCCCACGTTAGTCTCTTTTTTGATGTCGCCGAAGCCTTCCAAGTTACCACTTGTTTTGTACTTGCTGTCAGACACATGATCAAGAGATTTGATCTTTGCTTCTAATGCTTGAAGGATAGATGGAACATTTGTTGTGTCCATTAATGCAACTTCACTTGATACTGTTGCTTGCGCAGTTGTTTTTGCTTTTGTAGCCATTTTACTTTGTTTTTGTTTTTAATTATTAATTGATTTCTAAGTTATTATACTCTTTTTTGGTTAGATTAAAAATTTTTTTTAAAAAATTTTATAATTATTAATAGGTTGAGGTTGGTCATCATTATAATAGACCCAGCATTTACTAGACTGTCGTGTTGGATCTAATGCAATATGAATATCACCAGATGTGCCATCAGTAAATTTAACGCTTCCGCTAATTGAATATTCAGCAATTGTCTTGATTTCAAGAGTAACCCGATGTTGAACCTTCTTCCCTACCATTTTAAAAAATTGGATAATTTGAGATTTCGCTAGTAAATACTCCCATGATTGGATATTTTTGATAGTCTTTAGCATTTGCTTCACGTTTAATATTTGAACTAGTATATCCGCTCTCTACATAGTGATCTCCGTTAGACGTGATATATTCACTTACCCAAACGTCAGATCTACTTGTTAGATGATCAAATTTGATAAGTATATCATCACTAGTTAAATACCATTTACCCTTTATTAATTCTTCTTTTTTCATTTTAAAAAATTTGATAGTTTGAAATTTTGTGTGAACCTTCGATCATTTGAAAAAATTCATCAATTGAGAGAATATTGTCAAAGTAGTCAGAGTCATCCCAACACTCATAACAATCATAGGTATCATAACCATAGTATTCCCAGTGGTCTCCATCGAAGTCTCCATTAAATGCCTCATTCATAATATTGAGACACTCTGACCATCTTGGGTGAGAGCTATTAGATTTAACACCAAAACTTGCAGGTAATTTAGATTTTATATCCATGATTATTAATTTAGTATATCGAATACGTTGTAATTTCACGTGAGCCTTCAATCATTTGAAAAAATTCATCAATCGACAGGATTACAGCAAACGCTGAATGATCATCATGGCCATCATATCGACAACCCTTAGTCATACCATAATATTTGTACCCATTTCCATAAAAATGATCACCGAGTGATTCATTCATCATTGAAATACACTCTCTCCATCTTGGGTGAGAGTTATCGGTCTTTACTCCAAAAGATTTTGGCAATTTAGATATATTACTATTCATATTAATATTATACATAAAAGAGTAAAACTTTAAAATTTAGATAGAGATAAATAATATAAATTATTTTTAACTTTGAAACATAGAGCACAGACTTTTAATCAATGGGTAAACGAAAAAGTTGAATATCATAAGGATCTTTGTCCTAAGTTTTGGCAAGATGGAAAAATGGATCCTGAAATAAGAACTAAACTTTTAGCAATTGCTGAAGACTTTTGGAATTCACTAAAGTTAGAGGTTCCAATCATGGATATACAGTTAACTGGATCAATAGCAAACTTTAATTGGAATACAGACTCAGATCTAGACGTACATATAATTATTGATTTTGCTCAAATTGATCAAAATTTAGAATTGGTTAGAAAAGCACTAGATGGACAGAGATTTATGTGGAATATGCGTCATCCAGTAGTACTTAGAGGACATGATGTTGAGTGCTATGTACAACACAAAGATGAACAACATGTTGCATCTGGACTCTTTTCAATACTTAGTGACAAGTGGATTATTGTACCAAAATGGAATGAACCTAACGTTGATGAAAAGGACGTTAGTGAAAAGATAAGAGTGGTTAAATCTGAAATCAAGATGGTTAAACAGAAAATAAAATCTGCTCAAGGTGAAGAGGCACAACAATTATATGATTATCTAGATCGAGTTAAAGCAAAAATTATGCGTGATCGTAAAGAAGGTTTAGCAAAGGGAGGAGAATTTGCAGTTGAAAATATAGTATTTAAAGAATTGCGTAGAGATGGAACAATTGAAGAAATAATAAATATTCTCTCAAATATCTATTCTAAAATTTATTCCGAATAATTAAAAAAATAATATTTTATGAAAATTAATGAATGTTCATGTGGATGTGGAGGATCATCTAATAACTGTATGAAAGAAGGCGGATCTGAAGCAAATTACATGTTTTTTGGAAACCTTGAAACTATTAAACGAATGATTGATGATCTTATGAAAATGGATCCATCTAAAATTGATATGATTCTAAAAAATGGTAATCACAATTGGGCAGTAGATCATATTGCATCATCAGCAGATGATATTCAAGAAGTATATAATTTCTTAAAAAATGGAGACAATCAATCTCAATTTAAAGGGGATGCATTTGCTGAAGATCACGGTTTTGTAAAAACCTTTGAAAGCTATATTCTATCCGAATCTACGAAAAAAGATCAAGATGAAGACGGCGATAAAGATTTTGCTGATGCAAAAGTTGCGCAGTATATTGCTGGAGGAATGAGTAAAGAAGAAGCAATAAAGAAAGCTAAGAAATTTAATAAGTAAAATAAAAAAGCCAAAGTTAAACTTTGGCTTTTTTTATGATTGGACCTTTTCCTTTGGCCAAAAGTTTAAGATCATCGACTCCATATGGAGCCGTCTCTACCTCTTCTCATATTAAATCAAATTTATTTCCAAGCCTCTGTTCTAACTCTTCAAGCGAATACTTTTTAGCTGCAAGATTAAGTAGAATAATTTTTTCTCCTTGTACATATGTGCCTTCTGGTGAAGATTTAGAAGAGTGTTTTGCATCTTCCATCTCAGAGTCATCAATTTCTCTACGAATTGAGGATATTTCAGAATCTGTTGCATGGTTAGTAATATATTCTATGACATCATCAAATTCAATCTCAACTTCAACATCCGCTGTTTTATACATTCGTGACATACTTCTAGTTTTTAAAAATAGTGTTAAGCTTATTTAATTTGGATGAGGTCATTGATGAAAATGACTTAATTTTAACACCATATGCACTAGGCACACGATCTCTCATTCTATTAAATACGTCCTTTACCTCAAGTTGATGCAATTTGACAGTTTGCCAAAATAGTTTTTCATTTGCTGGAGAAATAAATGACCATTTTGCATCAAAATAGGTAGCTAATCCAATTTGGGTACCTGTTTCTAGATCTTCAATTGAAACATCAACTGACTTGCGTCCAGTATGGCGATAATTATCAATTCTCTTAAAGCAAAGAAGCTTATTATCAGCTAGTTCGATTGAATCTTCATAATATGATTCAATTAATTGTTCGATTTGATCGGTCATGTGTATTTTTAGATTTAATTAATTTCTTTTCCAATAAAGAGTAGAATCTACCCAAATTTCAGCAATTTTTTGATCTTTTATTAATCTTTGGCAATATGCATTAACGTTTTTAACCTTATCATACGTTTTACTCTTGCCAGTTGTACTAATTGATTTAACTTCAGATCCACCTGGAGTTAAACTTAATTCATTTGTTCGATATTCGTCGCCTACCTTAAATCCCATTATTATTACTTTTTTTAAAAGCTATCATCTAAACAAAAAGATCGCTTAAGATAAATAACTAAAATAATTATACACAATGTCGGGTAGAGTTTTAAATTTTACGGAATTTTCTGATAAATATTCCAATTCAAGTAACGAGCCAGTTAGCATAGATGATCTTACAAATGCTTCTTCTAATTTTGAAGAAGGATTCGATGATGAAACATACGATCAACCAGAAATAAAACCAAATAGACCAGTTGCGGGTAACTATGAGATTACTCCATCTGCTCCTGGTGAGACAAATGCTCCTGCATTCTCAGCAGAAAATACAGAAGATATGAATGCTCCTCAAGAAGAATCAGATGAATCTGAAACTGAATTACCAAATGAAACAGAAGATACTTTTGCTTTTAATAAGTCTAAAGAATCTGAGGAGGATGAATCAACTGAAGAAGAATCTGAAGAGGAAGAAGAGGAAGAAGATGATGAGCAAGAAGAAGGAAACCCAGAAGCTGGAGCAAATCCTAAAAAGAAAGTGGAGGAAGGTTTTTCACTAGTTAAAGGTTTTGCTCAATTTGTTAATGAACAAGCAAATGTATACTTGCCAAAGGAAGTATTTACTGAGAAGGACTATTATGCTAATAGAGAAGAGGAAGAAGAAGATGACACTTGTCCAGAGTGTGGAGAAGCACCTATTCAAAACGAATATGGAACTTCATGTGGATGTAATATGTAAAAATTTTAAGTTTAAGGAATGGAGTCATTTGCTGCAATAGTTATCGCATTTATAACTGGTGTAATCGGACCAGTATTAATTTTAATCATTAAGAATAGATTAGAAAAGAAAAGAGTAAAACCTGATATGTTAACTGATGCTCTCAGGACAGGGGAGTTAGTATCAGCAAAGCTTGATCATATTCGAGAAGAATTTAAAGCAGATAGAGTTTGGCTTTCACAATTTCATAATGGCGGTCACTTTTACCCAACTGGAAAATCCATTGCTAAATTTAGTGTTATTTATGAAACAGTTAATGCTGGAGTATCTTCAATTCAAACAAATTTTCAAAATATTCCAGTAAATCTTTTTACTCGATCAATGAATCAATTATTAGAGAAGGATAAAATTGAAATTGCTGACTATAAAGATGAAACTATTGCAACTTATGGATTAAAGTATATTGCTGAAGAGTCTGGTTGCAAATCGGGATATCAATTTGCAATAAAAACCCTAGATGACAAATTTATTGGAGTCCTAGGAATTGACTATACTAAAAGAAAGACAAAATTGGATCAGGGAGATATCCAAGAAATAGTGGTACACGCCTCTGCACTAGGTGGAGTATTAATGAGTCACTAAAATGAAAAGAATTGTTGAAGATTTCAAAGAATTTATAGATTTAGCAAAAATTAATCAGGGTCCAGATGGATGGACAATATATAGTGCTAATCCTAGAAAAAAGAAGATTAATAATCGTCGTCATCGTCTAGCTCGTCTAAATCCGACACTGAGCCAGGAAAAGAAAGACTTGGATTAATTGAAGTATACTCCCAATTAAGTAAAACATCATCTAGATCTTCATCAATCATCATTAACATTTGAAAATATGATGATTTATCTGAACCCTTTTCAAAAAGGATATTTTCACGAATTTCATCAATCTTTTTAATTATTTTAGATTGTAATGCTTTATTTAAAGCCACTTGTCTAGCAGATATTTCTTTTTCCTTCATGATTTATTATATCTTAAAACGATAGTTAGGTTTCCAAATAAATAACACTATAAAATAAATTTTAACTTATGCGTATTAAAAGACTCTATGAAGCAGATGACGTTCAACAATTACCAATGAATGGTCAAATGCAACAACAACCTCAAATGCCACAAATGGCTCCTCCTGCACCAGTTGCAACCTCTGCTGAACTAATGCCAGATTTTAGTTTCCAAGATGAACTTGAGCAAGGCGGAGAAGAGCAAGCAGCATTACCTCAACCTGATGTAATGAAATTAACTGTTCAGGAATTAATTGACCGTTGTAATAAAATTAATCCACTTGTTTGTATGGGACTACAGCAATTTATTGACTCAAACCACGAGGAGATTCTTAATCAAACAACTGGTGAAGCTCCTGAAGAGATGAATGAATTGCCAGCAGATGATATGGATATTAATTTCTCAAAACAAATGGAACCGGAAGCTCCACAATTTTCTCTAGATCAACCTGCACAAGAATTGGACTTTCCACAAGCATAACATGAAACTACTAAGACTCGTTGAAGGTTTCGGTGCAGTTATGATGGATCCAGATCCAGCTGAAAGAATTATGAATCCAGATACGAGTAGAGCAGTAGCCATGCCGTTTTATCAGGGAACATCTGGGTCAGTTCCAGCACAATGGAGTAATTCACCTATCATAAGCGGTAATAGGTTCTCCAGCTCATTCGGAGCTAATCCTAGTCAGGAAAAAAAGATTAAGATCCTTTCATATGAAGAGTTTGTAGAGACTACTCGAAAATTTGCAAATAAATAATAAAAAAGCACACTAGAATGGCTTACGTAAATAGTTTTAAAAGTTTTCAAAAGGCTGAAGAAAAGGCTGCTCAAGAGGTAGAAGCTGGAGCAAATCCAGTAGTTGATGAGCAAGCAGCTCAACCTGCGCCAAATGCAGCAGTTCAAACTACTGCAACACCTACACAAACGCCAGTAAATCCAAGCCCAGCAGTACAGGCTGCACAAAAAGCAGTAACTGATATTGATGCACAAATTGCTGCACTAAATAGTCAAATTGCTGGATTACAAGCAAAAAGAGCAACAGCACAGGCAACTGTAAATACAGCAACTGCCCAAAAAGCATAATTAAGTGGAAAGAAAAATAAAAACATATCGTCAATTTATCAATGAATCTACTAAAGAGGTGGTTTACCCAACTAATTTTAAAGGTATGGTACAGGGTGCACTGGGTGGACTTTATACTTCGATTATGGCAATAGCTAGAGAACTAGCAAATGAAAAGGCTGCTAGAAATCCAAGCAGATATGGAGGAGATATTCAAGAGGTTGATATTACTAGAGCAATGAATATGATTTTCCATAGTGATTGGAAAAAGAAGATGAAAACTCAAGCTCTTGATCAAGTAATGAAAGGGTCAATGGAGAGAGCTGGAAAGCAGGATGAGGTAATGGCTAAAAAGAATCATCGTGCAATGGGTAGAGCTCTTGGCGATAAAGAGTTTAATATAGCAATCGATAAGTCTAGTGTTAGATTTAGTGATGAAAAGGGTGGTGGTGCAGGATCAAATCAATAATAAAGAATGACAGAACTTGAATTAATAACGGACATAAACGATGAAATAACTTTTTCTGGAGCACTTCCATATGGACTTCCTGAAAAAGAAATTAAACGTATTATTGAAAATGCTGCTCGATATTTTTGGGATAATTGGAGATATGCAGTAGAGAGCAGATACTTATTACTTCCATTAGAACTTTTTAATAACCCAACCTTTAAAAAACTTAGGCAAATTCAATTACCAGATTGTGTACAATTCGTAGTTGATTTTAAGGAGGCTCGAGGAGGATCAATGTTTGCAACAATAGATAGAGATTTTTCTGATCAAAAATTTATTGGTTCTGAGATATTTTTAACCCCATTTCTTGGTGAAAGTATTATGTATAGAACAGTGATGTTTTCATTCTTAGATTTAACTAGAGCAATGGTATTAGACACAATCGCATATGATTATAATAAAAATACTAAACTTCTTGGAGTTCTTGGACATACTCCTAAAACAAATGCAGTAGTTAGAGTATTTAAAAAATTAGAATACGATAAATTATTTGAAGATGAAATGTTTCAAAGATATGTAAGATCTCATGCAAAGGTAAGGCTATCTCATATGTTACAAACATTTAATTATACTCTTCCAGGAGGAGTAACTGTAAATTATCAAAACATTGTAACAACTGCTGAAAAAGAAATGGAAGAGGTTAAGACAATGATGAAAGGTGAAAATACACCAGATTGGATGTTCCTCACTAGACAATAATATTTGCAATTATGGCACAACTTAGAGATTTTTATACTAGAACAATGGAGGACCCTAAATATTTAGGAGATCGTCTTGAAGTAAGTGATGAATTGGAATCAGCGATTCAACAGGTAAAGATGACGCTTTTTACAAAAAAAGGAGAAGTCCTAGGTGAACCTGACTTTGGAATCGATTTGGAAAATTACCTATTTGAATATTCAATAGATCCAGATAGATTAGGTAGAGATGCAATGGGTCAAGTAAACAAGTATGTCGCAGAAGGAAGAAAGAGACAAATTAAAGTATCTCCTCTATTATATCCAGATGATAAAGCTAATCGTGATATATTTGTACTTCTAATCGACATACCTGAACTCAAGAATCAAATTGCAATGTTTTACGACTAATCTTCAGTTACTAAATTAACAACTAACAGGATAGCTCGAATATTTCTTTGTTCATTTGAAAGCTTTTCAATCTCAATTTTAATAATATCAAGATCACATGTGCTTGAATGTCTAGAGTCATATAACTCAGCTAATTCACGATCATCCTTTGAATCAGTAAGAAAAGCTATTTTTCTAGCTTCTTCATTTGAAAAAAGCTTCTTTCCATTTTCATCAGTTGCTGCATTAATCTCGGATTTAATTTCTAATTCTCGACTAATAATTGATTCAGATAAAGTGTGAATCTTATCATTATGAGATAATGCTTGGGTTTGAAGGCCTGCGATCTCATTTGGTAAAACTTCTAGCCTAGAGATAAGGCCTACAATTTTTTCTTTTACTGTCATATAATAATTTTAAGCTAATATACTTAATTATTGAATAGGATTAAAGTTGACCTTCGCCTGAAGTTTCACCACCGTCTTTTACTTCGCTACCGCCTTCTGCAGGAGCTTCACCAGCTGGTGCGGGAGCTGCACCGCCGCCAGCAGGAGGCATTCCGCCAGCAGGAGGCATTCCAGCTGCAGCAGCTTCTTCTGAATCTTCATCTATTTGTTGATCAAACCATACTTGATTTGACTGAATTTCATTTTCAGTCATTTTCAATTCTTCTCTAATTAAATATTCAGTTGCAAAGTATGGAGTCCCATCGTCTCGTAATACTCCTTTTTTAGCTTGGAATGAAGCTATTCGTTTTGCCTCAATTTCATTTTTCTTCATCTCCTCAAATACATTATCATTATTATAGGTAATACCGATTGAATTATTGAATTTATAGTCATCTGCTATTTCTGGAAAATCTAGACACATTTGTAAATACCAAGGCTTAACCATCATTTCTGAAAAAGCAGAACGTAGTCGATTAATAAATTTTTGGTATCTTATCTCTTCACGAGTTATACCTTCAGCATTGAGAGTAAATGCACCCATTCCAGATTGACCTTCCCATCTAGAGTAAGGAATCTTTGAATCCATTTTTAATTTTTTGTAGAAATAGTTAAGTAATTCTGAACCCGATAAATTTGGTCCAGGTGTTTGAAGAGCCTCTATTTTAACCTGCTGATTTTGATCATTTACAGGCATAACATAATTCTTATAGAAGAGAATATTTGGTTTACCATCAACGTTTAATTCTCCAGTATCTCCATTAAATGAAATATCCTCCTTGAACATATTCATAAATTCACGAACATCCTCTTGACCTTTTTGAAAACTTTTACTTCCGATTGGAACGGTTGTTGTTAATCTAATTGGAGCATTCATAACGTGCCAAATAACTTTACTGTGTTCAATAATACGCAATAGGTTAAATGATCTAATTAAGCGTTCAACAAAGGAGACTCTTTTTGTTCTAAAGTGATTAGCATACGAAATATAGATTACTTGAGAGTCATTAAGTACTCGAGTAGAGCCGCTCTGTTGATCGTATTGTAGCCATTGCATATAAACTTTACCTTTAGCATCCTTTTGTAATTGTGGAGCAATACTTGCGGGGTCTAATTCTTTAAATCCGATAATTTCCTTAGGTTTTTCTAAATTATCATAGATAATCTCAAAGGAAAGGTGTCCCTCTACTAGGAATTGAAAGGCATATTGCCAAGCTGAAATACTTTCAGAAAATCCCCAAGCAGTATAGACTTTTTCAAAATTATTATTATATTTTTTAATAATTTTATCTTGAAAAATTAGACGCTCCTCTTTAGTATTTCCATGATATAGCATTTTACCAGTAAGATCCCTAGGATAGATAAATCTATTTTCTTCATCAAATACAATCATGTCATCAACAATTGTCTCAAGAACAAATTCAATTTCACCATTTGATGCAATATCTCGTAGACGTTCCCTTTTTACTACATAGTCAAGTTGAAAAAAAGCAATTGCCTTTGATCTTAATTGAGAAGTAGTATCTGAAATTGCCATTGAGAACTTTAATAATTCATCATTTGCATTTAATCTAGAAGTACGAGATTGTAGTTGGCCTTCAATGAAACCAATTGCTTGTGAATTTTTAAGTAAAAGATCCTCGTGTCGAGTTCCAAATTTACTTAAGTTTGATAGAGCACTACCTGCTCTTCTTCCTGATGTATCTAAAAATCCTGCCATATTATACTAATGTATTTGTTAAAAAGTCTTCAAAAACTTTTGCCAGATTTATTGGATCTGGATAGAGACCATCTACTGAAAGTGTTGGATTGACGAGCATACCAAAATTATCCCAGTCAATTAACCTAGCTTCTAGTACTTGGTCCATGTTGTATTTATTTATTGCGTAATTTAAGTTGTTTACCCCAAGTATAGTGCTAAGAGCAGTTGGCGTAATTAAATAGAATCGATTATCAATTAATCTTCTCTCTTCAAGTGGTCGAAGTTTTCCATCCTTATCAAAAAGATTATTAAGACCATTTAATTTAGAAAATTGCCAATATGCTTCTAAAATTTTAGCTTGTGCTCTGGGTGGAATTACTTTTAGATTTAGAACAAGGGCAGTTTCTTTCCAGTTATCATGGAAAAGAAGAAGTCCAACTGGGTTAAGATCAAGATAATTTCTCTTATTATATACTTGGACAAATTCTTCAGTTATTGCTGGAACCTGTACTTGCGTCTTAAATGAATAAAATCTACCTGGAATAACCTGTCCACGAGTTTGAACAATTCCATAGTTTTTTGCAACTATATTTAATGGTAGAGTGCCATTGTTTTTTACAAGGTCGTTGAAATTCATTATCTAATATTTTACACTTTATTAAAGAGAAAGTTTTCAGTAATTATACCGAATCTCATATTATTATTTTTAGCATATACTTTAGCTGCTCTAAATTTGGCATCATTTATAATATATGCTTTAGCGTGACGAGCATAATTAAGAGTGGCCTTTTCAGTAAGTCGATTTGGCGGTTCAGGTGGACTTAGGTATTTATGAGGCTTTACCTCAATCAACCATTTAGTAATCTCACCCTCTGGTGACCGTGTCGCCATATAACAATCAACCCAATAAGTAGACTCCTTTTTTAGGATAGGGTTCCAGTATTTAATTGGCATGGGCTCTGATGCGTATTCAACAACTGCCTCAGTATTATCACAATAGGATAGAAACTTTAATTCCCAACTTGATCGATAAATTATTTTGGTTACATCGCCAGAATATTTTTCAGGATTCATTGGAGTAAAATAACCCTGTTTGACTTTTCCTCGTTGAGGTTTTAGAAAATCATGTATGTTTCTTTCTTCTTTCATATTAATTATTTATTTAATAAAAAACCCGCCTCTGTAAAAGAAGCGGGTCAACTAAACTTAATATGTCAAAATTAAGATTATCCTAAGTATTTTTCAATTAGTCTATCAGCATCTTCTGGACCAAGTTTTCCAGTTTCTACTAATTTTACCAATAGTGCAGCAATTACCACTTTTTCTGGAACGTCCTCATCTGAAACTTCAACTTCTCCACGTTCAGCAGCAGCTGATAAATCATCGTAAGCTTCAGCAGCAGCCGACTCTACCTCCTCTTCTGAACCAACTAATTCAACTAATTCATCAAGTAAAGATTCATCTAGGTCAAACTCTAGATCAGTCTCCTCCATTTCATTTATTCTGTATTCTCTTAAAGACATTACTCTTCTCATGAGCTATAATTTTTTTATTATTTATTTACACATAGAGCAAATCTAGTGGAGATTCTGAAAAGTTGGACAAAACATATTCATTAAATGATTCGAGGGTAAGTGAAGTATCCTGTTTTTTCATAAATGTATAGAGGTCATTGACGTCTTTTATTAATCGAACAATTCGATAATCCGCACTAAATCTTTTTCGTAAATCTGACATTACTTGATTCCATAGAAAAACACGATATCCTTTTTTAATAAGATCAAGCGATTGTGTTTTACCTGCTGAATCACTATCAAAAAGAATTAATGTATTTGATTTAGTTAATAGATTTTCAAGCAGTAATTTACTTTTTGAAATACCAGTTGTTGCAATTGCGTTATTAAGAAACATTGCATCAATTTGACCCTCAGTAACCATAATAGGTTTTGAAAAGTCAACATTAAGTACATTAAAGTAATTATTAACATTATCGATATCTGAAAGAATATCATCACTAATATTTTTAATGAGACCGTTCTTTTTTAGTTCAGAGTAGTTTTTAATTAGATATTTTGGACCAAACGTATCTTCACCGATTCTACGTATTGCAAAACCAAGTATTTTACCAGAACGTTGATCTAGGTTAAAAAGATATATCTTATCCTCTCTTGAGTCAAAATAACTACACCTATTAAACGCTGGTAGATTATCTAGAGATCGGCCGCTAATAAAGAGACCAAGTTCAGTATCTGGATCAATTTCACTACATGGAGTTAATGAAAATCTGTGAGCAACCTCTTCTATTTTTAGGAGATGGTCACTTGCATTTTTATTAATTAGTAATTCGATTAAGGAACCTCTCTTCTTTTTAGAAGTTTGAGGTACCCATTTAACTTCTGATGATTTTACATCAGGTATTCCAAGAGAATATTTAAGAGAAAACTTTGCAATAAATTTAGGAAGATCTGCTTTTACTCCACAACCATCATTATAGCATTTATAAAAACCTCGTTCAGGATAGAGATTACCCCTTTTCTTTTTAGAATCAGTCTTGGAATCTCCGCAATATGGGCAAGCAAAATTAAGTTTTTCGCCAGATTCATAAACCATTTGCTTAAGCCTATCTTCAGGAAATCTTTTCTTTAAGAGATCTTTTATAAATCTCTCTATATTATAACCCGTCAACAAATCAAACATTCTCTTCCTCCTCTAATTCAAGTGTAGGATTTAATTTTTCTTTCTTTTTAGTCATACGTTTTAAATATTTGTCGAGCTCAGGCTTAGGGACAATCGTGGTATTTAAACCATATTTCGTAATAACTCCAAGATATTCTTGGAAATCTTCTTCTGGAATATCGATATCTGCATTTCCAATCACTTTCCAGAATTTTTCAGGAACTTCGATATATTGTAATGTTTCCTGGTCAACAATATAGAGTGGATAGATATCGGCATCAGTAAGTACTTTTTTACTCTTAACTGTAACTAGATCAACTGCTCTTTTTAAATTTGAGTCAAGTGAGCTCATTTTCATTGCAGTAAGTAGTCGATTTACTGGTTCAACGATTAGTGAAAAGAATTGTGAATCAATATCCATTAAGAGAGCAATTTCATCTGGATAAGAACCTGGAGAATATGCAAATACATCGTGTCCTCCATCATTTTTTTCAGGATTACAATAGTAAAATTTAATTTTATCTTTTTCTCTAATTTTAGGATATTTTTCAATAAGTCCTGTTTTAATTAAGATATGATTGTAGATAGCTGCAGCTCTTGGAAAAATAGAGATACCTTTTTTAAGCTCAAGTCTCTCTTCACTAGTAATATACTTATTGTATACTCGAATATTAAAATTGAAGGCTAATTCATCTGGATGCATAGAAATAGCTTCATTTTTTAGTGCAGTAAGTCTAGGAATAATGTCGCGCTCAATATCAAGTCTCTTACCTCGATCCATAATAAATGAAGTAAGCTCAGTAAGTTTAGTTCTAGCCCAAATAGGATATGAACCTTTAACTGGTTCAAGACCCTTGATAATTAAATATCTCTTTTCTTGCGGTTCAAGTTCGTAATTAGGATTAGGTTCGTATGCTACTCTAATTGCGTAATTTTTCTTCTTAAGCCAAATACCAGTTTCAGAAAGATTTTCTAGTTTAAATTTTAGTCGATTCTTAGTATTGAATAATTTACCGTATTTTTCAAAACATTGATCAAAATAGTTAGAGAGACGATATCGGTCAATATTAATACAAATATTAAGCATTTCGTCCTTTGTAAAATCTGCACCCTGTATTGATTCTAGAGCAGAGTCAAACTGTACATAAATTGAGTCAGTATCAGTATAGATTGCAGCTTCATCATTGACTTTATTAATTTGGTATCCACTAAGTCCAAGTTTTTCATGCAATTCAGTATCAAGATGCCACTTTTCTAAAAAATAATGATTTACTGCTTTAATCGAAAATTTAATTAAATCCTGTCCCTGTAAAGTAATCGATTGTGCAATATCTGGATTGTAAAAGTAGAACCATTTATTGCCGAATGCTCCATATATACTATTAATTAGGATCTTTATTGCATTTTGCTTAAGATCAAGTTTTTTAAGATGCTTTGATTTGTCTTCCATGTAGTGTTATACTTTTGAACGAACCTTAGTTTCGCACAAGCCTAAGATACTACATAATTAGAGTCGATTAAACCTTTCAAAAAATAATTGAGGATAAATAACAAAAAGGAGTTAGGTATGGATGACCGTGACCATGATGCATCGAGAGATATTACATCAGAACTAAAAACGGCTCTTCCATTTATGTCAGAATTTCCATTTGGAGACTATGAAATAACAATGGTAGAGAGTGGTGATGACTCCTTAGCTCTTGGCGTTTCGCCATTACTAATTAAAGAAATTGGTGATCACAGTAAGATCGAAAGTATTAATTTCTACTATTCTGATGAATTATCAAATATTTCAATTTCACTTTATCGAGGAGATGTCGAATGGATTGCTGAAACAGCACATCTAGTCAAAAAACTTGATGCGTTTAGAAAAGAACTAGACGATGCACTAGTTAGTGATAATTTAATTGATAAAATTAAAGTAATTAAATCAGGTCGAAAATTTTCAAAATTAATCGACTGTGAAAATGTTACTGGACTTGATTTTGGTGAACTATTATCAAATTTCTTAATTATTCACGATACTGTATTACATTCAAAAATAAAATTGGGTTTGCAAAAATTAAGCGAGGCCACGCTAAAATCTACTGAATTTTCAGAAAAACAATATAGAGCGGTTAGTGCCTTCCTTAATTTTCAAATCCACTATGCAAAAATTCTGTTAGGAATTGTAATTGCATCTAAAATATACTAAAATATGGCAAGAGGAAGAAGTAAACTAAGTAAAGACGAGATTGAAGAGATTGATCTTTGGCAAAAAGAAAGAGAAGCACTGGTTACTGCCAAGCTCTTTACAAATAAGATAGAAATAAAGTGTAGATCCAAAGCTCAAAAGGATGCGATCACAGCTATTGAAAATCACGACATATCAATTATAACTGGTCCTCCAGGAACAGGTAAAACTTATCTCTCTTGCGCAAGAGCCTTGAAATACGTAAAGGATGATCCTGGAACTTACAAAAAGATTATCTTAATAAAATCAGTTAATGTACCTAAGGATGAGGAAATAGGTTACCTAAAGGGGACAATGGAAGAGAAAATGGAGATGTACATGTATCCATTTATCTCAAATTTCCATAAAGTTATTGGTAAACAGGCAACAGAGGCCCTTAAAGCAAATGGAACAATTGAGATTCTTCCAATTAAGTTTGCTCTAGGAGTTACACTAGACGATTCAATTATTCTAGTCGATGAAGCTCAACAAATAGCAAAAGATCACCTACATACTCTAATTACTAGGATTGGAACCAATTCTAAAATGGTTTTCTTAGGAGACATTAAACAAAAATCAGTAAATAAGGGTCAAAGGAGTGCTCTTGAAATCTTAATGAAATATTTTATTGAGATTGAGGAAATTGGAATCACTCAGCTTTCAAATGATGATATTGTGCGCCATCCAATTATTAAAAAGATTGAAGTAGTATTTGAAAAAATTGAAAATGAGGAAAAGCTAAATAAATAAAAATAAAATTAAAAATTGTGAAAAAAGTAGTTAAATCATTCAGCCAATTTATAAATGAAGCTAAGTTCTATCATTCATTACCAAATAGATCAAATTCAGGAAGAACTAGACTAAGAGATGAGTATCGTAATCTTCCAAGTGCTGAACAGGACGATATTCAGTTAATTGCATCTCAAATTGAAGAACTTGATCCAGCATCGATCGGAGCAATTGCAGATAAATTAAGCAGATTTGATAATATCCAGCAAGTAAAAGATTTTATGATTAAAAGATTAGAATATTTGGAACAATTAGATGATTCAGAAGAAGAGGAGTCAGATAGATTTGAACAAGACTTTAATCGCAATCTATTTAATTTAAGAAAAAATGAAAATTACGGCTTATTTGAAAATGAAAAAGGAGATGAGGTTGATTTAAAAATATACCAATCTGAATTAAATCTCTTAAATAGACTTAAACCAACTGCTGAAAAACACTTAAAAAGAAAAAAGTTTCTTGAAAAAGAAATTGCAAGATTATCTAAAAACTAAAAAAAAAGCCTATTTTAAAATAAATAAAAATAAAAAAATATTATGAAAAAAAATATTGTAAAAACTTTTGGACAATACGTTAATGAAGCAAAGTTTCATCATTCATTGCCACAAGGAGAAACTAGATTACGTGATCAATTTAGAGGATCAGATAGTGGTGTTCAGGGAGAGATTGAACAATTGGCATCAGAATTAGACCAAGCTGGATTGTTAAAGCAATTTACTAAAACTCTTTCTAGATTTAGATCAATTGAAGAGCTTAAGGATGCAATGATGAGCGCAGCAACTAGTATGGACACAATGGAGGAACCTTCTTGGAATATTAGAGGAGCTGAAGGCGAAGATGAAGAAAATACATCTGGCGGAGGATATTATTACGCACCAAGCGACTATTAAATTTAAAAATTTTATCTAAAATAAAAAAGCGACTCATTCGGGTCGCTTTTTTGTTAAGTCTGAAATATGTTCAGAAATTTCAAATTTTTGTTCAAGATAAATTTCTTTACGTACTTTTGAATGTCTTACTGAATATCCATCAAGTCGATCTACTAGATCCCAAACTAAAACTTTAGTCTTTTCAGCTAATTTACGCATTCCTCGACCTATTGCTTGACGTAGAGTTACCTCAGCTTTAATCGATTCAGCTAAAATAATATGATGTAGGTTCTTGGAGTCAATTCCTGTAGCAAATGTTCCAAATGAAGCTACTAAGATCACATCATCTTTAGATTCAAGTATATCTTTAAATCTATCCCTTTCCTTAGAGTCAACTTCACCATCAATATAGAAAGTATTTGGATTCCATTCTAATAATTTAGACTGGATCATCTTTCCATAGCCGTTTTTGACATCTGAAAAGAGAATTAGGGAGTTTTTACCGAATTTTTTAGCAAGGTCACTAATAAAATCAAGACGTTCGCTACTATCAAAGATAATTCCTTTCTCAATAGCTAACATGTCCCTTCCAAAATCCTTTGGATTATTATACATTGATTTGCCTGTCTCTTTTAAGTGAAAATATTGTTGAATTCGAGAATCGCTCTCATCATATTTTAATCCAATAATTTTTATTTTAATATTTGGAGAATATCCATTATCAATTAGGTGTTTTGCTGAAAGAACCATTACTAGAGGACCAACATTTTCCTGAACTTTAAAAAAATCAGAAAATTGTTCATCTAGTTTAACAGTTCCAGATAAACCTAGACGATATTCCCAATTTATACAAGAGAGAAGTATTTCACGAATAGTATTTCCTTTTGATTTGTGTACTTCATCCACTTGAACAATTGAAAAGCTTCTAAAGAGCTCAACTGGAAGGTTCATTAAGCTTTGATATGTGGAAATTACTATTTCGGCCTTATCAAATCTCTCTTGGGTAAATTTATCCTTTCCGCCAATCGTACATACACTCCAATCCTTTCCAGGTTGAGCATACATTTCAAATTTTTCAGCAGTTTGACCAACTAGGGATATATTTGGAACAATTATTAAGGATTTCTTCTCCTTTGTAATTTTTCCACCATCTCTTAGAAAAGAATTATAGATAAAAAAGATTAGGGTTTTACCGGCAGATGTTGCAAGCTCTTGAGTGCAAAATTTATACTTAATTGCTCTAAACGCTCCCTCAATTTGATAATCTCTAGGAATAATTGGAAGTCCTCTCTCATCAAGAATTCCATCAAGTAGGTTTTCAACATAGTTTAAATACTTGGCCCTATCTAATCGATTATTAACAAACAAGTCAGCCCCTTCAATTTCACAGTCATATCCATACTTATCAGCAAAGGTGTATATTTCTTTCCATAGACCTATTGCAATATTTCCATCCTTTGTAATAAATGGATCAAGCCCATCCCAAACTCCACGATCAACTAGAACATTAAATGCTGCTTTTTTAGATTTACGCTTAAAAAACTTAAATAGACTTGCTTTTTCGCTATTTAGTGTACTACTAACAAAGGTAATAAATTTCTTGTCTTGGGATACTTTGAATTTTAGCAATCATTGTCGATTTTTTTATAGACCTAGCGTCTTTTCTATATCAAGTCGAGTTTTAATTCCAAAAATAACATTATCAATAGTTTTAATTGATTCAGTAAAAAAGGATATTTGATTTTCAAATATTTCAAGAGCCTCTTTAGTTGGAGAAGTTCGACCCTCAATTACAATATTCTTTTCATTAGCTTGATATCTAATTTGAAGATTTTTTGAAATATTTTCCATTTCAAGTGAACGTTCATCTCTGTATTTTTTACGAAGAATAGTGATATGTTCAAATAGTGTATGATTATCTTCTAATAATCGCTGACGAAGAGAGAGCATATTTACTTGAGCATCCTTAAGTGTTTTAAGATTTGACAATTTTTCGATATTCTCATAAATTTCTTTAGATACTTCAGCGCGTCTATCTTGAAACTTTTTAGAAATTTTAACCTTTGTCTCCTCGTTCATAATAAAATGTATTTGTATCTTATACTAGAATTATATTAAAAGTTTAATCTGCAAAACTTGCAAATTTATAGTACGTTGATCCCATTTTAAAATGGTCATCATTTGCCATATCGTCTAAGTCAATTGAAGAAACTATCTCATTACCAGCTTGACTTGTACTACCATCTTCAAAATAATAATCGACATATTCTTCTCCTTGTCTACCTAAAATTAAGGTTTTGACCTTGTATTTTTGAAAAATTTGAGATATTTTATTTTTAAATTTTACATCATCGTCCAATATCATAAAGACTGAGGGATAATCAACTAGCTTACCATTTGCACTTAGTGAAGCTGTTTGCTTTATGTAATCATCTGAAAATAGATCAGATTCTAGAGCAGAGAGATAACTTTCCTTTGTCCTAAATGCAATTAATACAAATGGAATTTTAGTTTGGATTGCATCTCTAACTTGAGTCCAAGTATGACTTGTTTCATCTGTGCTATTTTTAATATCACGGTTAAAATCTTCATATAATTTGACGTATTTAGTCATGATAAAATTAAAACTTTTTATTATTTATCAATAAAATATAGTATGAATAATATATCTCACCTATCGGTTTTTGATTTTGATGAAACCTTATTTCGAATGCCTGGATATACTGATCGTTTTTCAGTAGAGAGGCTCAATCCTGACTTGAGTTTTCCAACTCCATATTCTTTTTACGATCACCCAAGTTCAATGGATCCAGAAATCCATAATATTCAACTTATCGGTCCAGTATATGAAGATTGGAAAGCAGCATCTGAAGATCCAAATACAAGAACTATCTTAATTACCCACAGAACTGAGGAACTTCGGCCGTGTGCTCAAAGATTATTGGATATGCATGGAATAAAATTTGATGAAATGTATTTTTTAGGCCGACTATCTGAAAAAATAGAAACTCTCTATACTGAATTGGAGTATTTTCCAGAAGTTAGAGAAATATCAATTTATGAAGACTCACTAGAACAGTTAATTAAATATCAAGACTTTTTCTTTGAATATACATGGTATTCTAGACAACCTAAACAATTGGCTGGCGCACTTGGACTATTGCCAAATCCATATACATTAAATATGAATTTTGTTGATAAATCTAAAGTCATACCACTATATAATTTAGGAACAGGTGAAGCAAGAAAAATAGAATTGATATGATAATAATGATTGAAGGCCATCGACATAGTGGCAAGACATACTTGATTGATAAATTTTTTGAACAAAATACTAACCCAAAGGTTCACTATTATAAATTTCAATTTACAAAACATATTGAAGATTTTGGAATTCAAGATCAAGAGACTGGTCCAGGAGTACACTATTTTAGTATTGCAAATGTTCTTACTATTCTTGAATTAAATGAGACCCTATTAAAGGATCATATCTTAGTATTTGATAGGTGTATATTTTCAGCATATGTATGGTCAATTTATAGAGAACGTATGGGGATATTTAGATTATTGAGGGAATTTAAAAAAATTCTAGATAGTCAATTATACCAAAATAGTAAACTATTATATGTTGAAAGATCAGGAGATATTGAAATAGTAAAAAGAGAAAAGGATTACTTTGGCAACTTTGAAAATGCAAATCATGAAAAAGAATTATTTGAGAGAGTGTTCTCTGAATTTAAAACTCAAATCTCTGATTCCTCTAGAAATAATGAATTTAGTCGAATGACTAATTATTTTGATGGGACAAGTTCAACACTATTTAATGAAATGCTAACTGATTTAATAAATAGCGGGAAAACATCTTAATAAATAATAAAAAATATTTTAGGATGGCAACCAAATATACACTAGGCTATTTACAATATATTAAAGAAGCAGAAGAGGCAGAATTAAATGCTCCACTAAAAGGATATCCGGCAGCACAATTAATTAGTAGAATTGAAGAGTTAATGGAAGTTCTCTCAGATCAAGTAAGATTTGGAGTACCTTCAGATAACTTAGGTAGA